GTTTAGATTGGCCTCGCGTCACCCTCGCACAAAAAGCGTGTTTTCGTGCTCAGTTGACGAGCTGCAAGAGCTGTTGACAAATGGTAATTAGAACGCTACAGTAGTTGACATGAGCACAAATTTCGTAGAAAAACAAGAGCTAGCCGCCCTAGTAGGCGTAAGTAAGTCCGCAATCTCCAAGATGATTTCCCGGGGTAAGTTCCCGCGGTCGATCGTTAACGGGAAAATAGATTTAGCCCACCCCGAAGTTATAGACTTTGTGAATAAGAGAAACGCCGTCGACGTATTGTTCGAGGACGCAGCCGCAGCGATGCTAGACGCGCAGAAGTACACAGCAGGTTTTTTAGAAAAAAAATTTAGAATAGGGAACGTTCGTGCTAGAAAAATTCTGGACACACTAAAGTCCCAAGGCCGACTCTACATGCCCCCCCCTGAGCCGCCCGTGCAGCCCGAACGACCGGCGCCGACTCTACATACCACCAATGGCAGCGTGAAAGGTGACGACAGCTCAGTGAAGAAAGGCGCACGAGCAAAGCGTCTTGGTGTGGAGTTACCAACCGGCGACGCCTACGACGAGTTAGAGAAAAAGGTTGTGGAAAAAATGCTCGCCCTGGCCGTGCCGGAGGATATCCGAGAGTTCGCCCACCTACCCCTCGTCGACCTGGTAAAAAAATTCGGGACGGATACACGTTTTAGTGAGTGGCTAAAAGCCACCAAGGTAATAGAAGACATTGCCGAAAAAAGAATTAAGAATAGCAAGTCTGAAGGGGACCTAGTTAGCCGGGACCTAATAAAAACCGGTGTTATCGATCATGTCGAAAAAGCGCACATGCAAATTTTAACCGACGGGTGTAAGACGATGACGAAAAGAATTATAGCAATGCACGGCGCCGGCCGTGACGCACTGGAGCTTGAGGAAGAAATGCGCAATACCATTACCAGTTTTATACGACCAATGAAGTCAAAAATATCGAAAGGATTAAGGGAAGCATGACAACAGAGGCAAAGCGTTTTAAGTGTGGCGTTAGATTGGATCTAATACCTGGCGAGGTTTTACTCGAGGTATCAAAAGTATTTGCCCATGGTGCGGCTAAGTACGGGGATAGGAACTGGCAGCAAAGCCGGCTCGACGGAGAGAATGGGCCAATCAATCACGCGCTGAAACATATCCTGAATTACCAGGCGGGCATCGCGGACGATGAGAGCGACGACCCAAAGACCCACTTAACCCACGCGATAACGAATTTAATTTTTGAAATGCACTACGAGATGCACCCGGAGAAGTACGGGAAATGAGCGAGCCGGCCGCGACCGTCTTTGGCATTGTGGCTGCAATTTGTTTTGTGTCCTTAGTTCGGGACGCTATAAAAAATGTAAAAGGAAGGTAGTGAAAAAATGACAGCTTGGGACATAATCGGCGTAACGGCCGTAATTATAATTTTACTGGTGCTACGCGACTTCTGGAACTTCCAGCGCGTCTATTACTCGCGGCGCGTAAGAGCACGGACACCCAACCGCGCGCAATACCGCACAGCGGATAAAAAGAAACGTAAGCGCGAGCGCCAGCAACGCCGCGAAGCGAGGCGCCGGAAATGATAACAGGCCTAGCGATTTATTTTCTTTGTGGGGTTCTAATCATGCTAATTATTGTACGCGACCGCGTACGTGTTACAAGCCCTAAATTTTTCGGGTACCTATTGATTGCCCCTATAGCTCTTATAATCGCCGCCGTCCAATGTCTAAAAATAAAATAGTGGGCGCCGATTGGCTCGCCGATGAAATCGAGGGCTTAACCGACCATATAGACCATATTAGCCCGACGCAGTTTAACGAAGATCACCGGTATTTGCCGGAGTCGGTTACACCTATGCCCGGATATATCCGTTACGACGTTAACCCGTTTATGCGCGAGATACTCGATTGCTTTGACATCGACAGCCCGGTACGAGAAGTAAACCTTATGAAGGGTGTCCAGATTACATATTCCACCCTATTGGAAAGCGGTTTCCTCTACTTTATGCGACACATTAAAACTGTGCCCATAATGTACATGACCGCGGACAAGGAACTCGCCACGGCCCGTATCGAAAACAATTTTATTCCTATGATTAATCACAGCGGCTTTGCCGACTCGATCCGCTCATCGGACGAAGGCAACAGCCGAAAGACTGGTAAAACTGCCAATCATATCCAATGGGAAGGCGGCGGCTACATGGTCCCGTTTGGCGCCAAGAACGCCGACAAAATGCGGTCATTCTCTATTATGGTAATGTTGAAAGACGAAATCGACGCATGGCCCGACACGGTCGGCAAAGACGGGGACCCGGACAAAGTATCCGACGACCGTTGCGCCGCGTACTGGGAGCGGCGGAAAATCTTTAGAGGTTCAACGCCTTTAATAATCGATAATTCAAAAATTTTTAAAGCCTACAAGCGCGGCGACCAGCGCAAATATTTAGTTTTGTGTAGGTCCTGCAGCTTTCCGCAAGAATTACGATGGAGCGGAGCGAATAAAGAGACCGGCAAGGACTACGGGTTCGCGTGGGACCTGGACGACGGTATTCTGATACCTGAGTCGGTGCGTTATCTGTGCCAGAACTGCCAAACGGAACACTTCGAACACGATAAAGAAAACCTATTTAGTTTAGACCACGGGGCGCACTGGAACCCCACCGCACGGCCCCAAGACCGGAATATAAGATCGTATCACCTTCCGGCGCTATACTCGCCAATTGGTATGCAACCCTGGTATAAATCTGTGGCCTCGTACCTCGATGGCTATGACCACGAGAAAAAGAAAGTCCGCGACGTGGCGAAATACCAAGTTTTTTATAATAACGTCCTGGCCATGCCGTTTACGGTCCAGGGCGCCCGCATCACTAACGAGATGGTATCAAACCACAGACGCGCCGAGTACACCCTCGGACACGTTCCGAATAATTTAGCAGTACCCGCGACCGGGGGTCGTATATTGTTTCTTACCTGCACGGTAGACGTCCACAAAGGAAATTTAGCCGTTTCGGTATGGGGCTGGACGCGTGGAATGCAGTCTTTTCTTGTGGACTATTGGCGCTTTGAGGACGAGGACTGTACACAGCCCGAGTCGCCCGTGTGGACACGGTTAAGGGAACTTATCGAGGAAAAAGAATATATCGCCAATGATAAGGTAAAATATAGGATCTCGACGACGTTTATTGACTCACGGTACGCATACGACACGGTATGTAATTTTTGCGCAGATTATGAAAGTGGAGTTTACCCCATAATGGGGCAAGACAAAGCTGTGAGTAGTTCAGTAACAAAAGAATTTTCACCTTTCAAAACGCAGATTGGCACGAAAGGCTTTCGCGTAACGGTCGACCACTACAAAGACAGGCTCGCGCCGGTTATGCGTCGCGTATGGGACCAAGCGAACGGCAAGCAACGCGAGTACCATTTTAACGTACCTGTGGACTTACTCGATAAACAGTTAAAAGAGCTAACGGTCGAGAGCCGCCGGAAACGTACCGACGACCGCGGCCGCGTCTCATATTACTGGTTTAGACCCACTGGTGTAAATAATGAACTGTGGGATTTAATTGTCTACGGGCAGGCCACCGTCGAGGTAATGGCGTGGTCCGTATGTATTGATTATTTGGAACTCGACGAGGTTTCGTGGCCTATGTTTTGGGACCATTACGAGGCGATGCTGGACGTACCGGGCGAGTGACGCCCGGTGTGGGTTCTAGAGCGACTCGCGGAGCATTATAACTTGGTTTTTGTGTGGAGTAAATTTAGACTTCATGGTGCAGCATTTCGGGTGCGACATAGGGCTCGCAGTTAGCAGAGTCTCTTTATTGGACCCTCTCCAAGTTGTTACTAAGTCATATTTACGTTCTTTCATTGTGCCTTTCTCCGTTTAGTTATGCCCTATGATACTACGGCCCCGCCGTACTGCCAATTACATACTGAAAAAAAGTTGTAAATTTTTCCCGCGCGTGTACATTGTTAGAACTTAATTACGCAGGGCGTTATGGCCGACACTTTCCTACAGTCGAGAATTCCAGTTATAGAAGCACAGATTATAGCGTATGACGACGCTATACTCGCGTTCGGTAACTCCAATATCCAAAGCTACACGCTCGACACAGGCCAAGACAGACAAGTTGTTACCCGCGGCGACATAGCCTCGATGAAAAACATGCGCAACAGTTTGTATAATAGTTATGTGACTTTAAAAGCCCGTTGCGGAAGTCCCAGCGGCACAATAATTGCGAGGCCGTCATGGTGAGCCTAATACAGAAAGCCAAGGACTGGTGGAACGGCTCCGAGCCGGGTACAGCCAGCACCGACACCGAGACCGTGCAAGTAAGCGCTATGGCCGGGTATAACTCCTACCAATATAACGGCGACAAGTTCGAAGGCGGATATGGCTACGACAATTTTGTAAAAACCCTCGATTACTGGACACTCCGCCAGCGATCAAGCGAACTATTTCAAGAAAACCTCTACGCCAGGGGCGTAATAAAACGACTAATCACCAACGAGATAAACACAGGTTTAACCCTCGAAGCGGTACCAGAAGAAGAAATTCTAGGCGTTCCGCTCGACAGCTTGAACGATTGGTCGGAGAACGTAGAAAACAGATTTAATTTATATAGCGAAAATAAAGACCTATCCTCGTTTAAAGGGGACAAGGTTTTCGCAAAAGTGCAATTTGCCGCACGTATGGAGGCGCTTATCAGCGGCGACGTTCTTGTGGTGTTACGCACGGACCAGCGGACAGGACTTCCCGCGGTTGAGTTAGTCAGGGGCGACCGCGTACAAACGCCGGTACTTACCGAAAGCCGACCCCGTAACAATAACCGCGTTATTCATGGCGTCGAGCTAGACAGCCGAGACAGACACGTGGCATACTGGATTAGACAAGACGAAGGCGAGTCCAAGAGGATACCCGCACGCGGGACCCGTGGCCGCCGTACCGCTTGGCTACTATATGGAACTGAGAACCGCTTGAACGACCTACGCGGCGAGCCGCTTTTATCTGTGATTTTACAATCATTGAAAGAAGTGGACCGGTATAGAGACAGCGCGCAACGTAAAGCCGTCATTAATTCAATGTTGGCAATGTTTATTAGAAAGACCGAGGACAAAATGGGCACGCTGCCAATGCAGGGCGCGGCGGTCCGTAAAGACTCGGTTACAGTTACAGACAACGACGGCGGAAAGCGCAGTTTTGACATTGCCTCACAGATGCCGGGCATAGTTATGCAAGAGCTACAGCACGGCGAGGAACCGGTCGGATTTCAACAGCACACCGACGTAGATTTCGGAAAATTTGAGAGCACTATCATACAGGCCGTTGCATGGTCTTTAGAGATACCGCCGGAAATACTTACACTTTCATTTAATAGTAATTATAGCGCGTCACAAGCAGCGCTAAACGAATTTAAAATTTATTTAAACAGAGTACGCGGCGATTTTGCCACGGATTTCTGTAAACCCGTTTATGCGGACTGGCTACTCGCCGAAGTCCTAAACGGGGATATACTCGCGCCTCGGCTCGTAGAGGCTTGGCGGGACCCGCAGCTACACGATATTTTCGGCGCTTGGATAGCTTCGGATTGGTCCGGCGCGATAAAGCCGTCTACAGATATTAAGAAGCAAGCACAAGGTTACGAAATCCAAGTTAAAAACGGATGGGTTACAAACAGGCGCGCAGCTCGCGAGCAAACCGGGACGAAATTTTCCAAAAATGTACAGATTATCAAGAAAGAAAACGAGTTAATGGCCGAGGCTATGCGCCCACTTCTCGAATTGAAAGCCGAGTTCGGCGAGAAAGAGACCGACGAGGCAATAGCCGACACCGTCGCGCAGGCCGTCGCAGATAACACGGAGGAAATTTAATTATGTGGTTTTTAAATACAGAAATTGACGAGCGTTTACAGAACGCCACGGCCGCAACGGTCGAACAGGAGGAAACGCACGCGGCGCACTTCGGTGAAGTCGACGGCGGCGCCCCGCGCATTATGTCAGTGGCCGGCAACGTTGCAAGTATTGACGTCCGCGGTGTAATTACTGATAGACCTAGTTTTATGGCTATGTTAATGGGTGGTGGAAATACCACTTATAAAGATATACGGACGTCTTTGGCAATGGCCAACAGTGACCCGAGCATTAAGTCTATCGATTTAGCTATCGACAGCCCAGGTGGGCAAGCGTCGGCCGAATGGCTCGACACTATGAAAGCCGTAGCCGCTTCGAGTAAAACCGTAACGGCTCGCGTTGGCAATATGGCCGCGTCGGCAGCTTTCGGGCTTGCATCACAGGCGAGCGAGATTATAGCGCAAAATGAATTAAGTCAGTTTGGCTCGATTGGTGTTGTGGGTATGATGAAAGCCGACAAGGGCGTAACGTCGATAACGAGCAGTAACGCGCCGAAGAAACGCCCAGACGTTACCACCGAAGAGGGGCGCGAAGTTGTGCGGGAAAAACTCGACGCAATGGAAAAGATTTTTATTGACACCGTCGCGGAAGGTCGCGGCGTAACGTCACAGAATGTTATAGCTGATTTTGGACAGGGTGGTATACTCTTAGCCGAAGCAGCTATAAAAGCCGGAATGGTCGACGGGATAAGTACCGTCACAGCCAAACCAAATAACAAAGCCGCCAGCGGCGGAACTAAAATGGAGATTCAAGCAATGGATCTAGCAAAATTAAAACTAGAACACCCGAATGTGTTCGCCGCGGCGAGACAAGAGGGCATTCTTTCCGAACGCGACCGCGCCGGAGCCCATTTAATTATGGGTAAAACTTCGGGCGATATGGACACAGCCATGAAAGCCGTTACTGAAGGCTCAGAAATGACCGCAACAATCCAAGCCACTTACATGGCCGCGGGTATGAATAGCGCTGACGTCCAAGCCCGCAAGGATGACGACAAGTCTCTTGATTCTGGCAGCGACGACGGCAAGGTTGATGCCTCGGACGTCCTCGAAAAGGACACAATGGCTATTGTAGCCGATGAAATGGGGCTCGAATAATCATGGCTGACCCAATTATCACAAATGTTGACACCGGTACGGTCGTCATAAAAGACAACGAATTTCGCGACGACGTCGTGACTTTTACCGGTGCGGCCACTTACGCGGCTGGCACAATCTTGGCTCGTCTTACTGCGACTGATAAGCTTGTCGCTTTCGTCAAAGGTGGCGCGGGTGGGGCTGAAGTCCCAAAAGCTGTACTAATCGAAGACCTCACCGCTACTGGCGCCGGCGATCTACCTGCAAGACCTTGTGTCGCGGGTAATGTCGAAAAAGGTCGTTTGATTATTCTTGCCGATGGTGACGATAGCAATATCGACGCGGTCGTACTCGACCAGCTACGCGACTACGGCATTGTGGCCTTAGACGTTGCGGAACTTTCCGCCTTAGACAACCAATAATAAAGGAGTATTTTAAATGTCTACAAAAGCAACTAAGAAAATGCTCACCGCATACCTAGAGACGGGCGCCGTCGTAATGTTCCTAACGAGCCTTTTTAGAGCTCCGCGCGAGAACTTTTACGATAGTAAGTCTATCGAGATTGACATCGAACGCGAAGGCGAAGACGTTTCAATCGGTCTCACAAATATGTCAGAAGGTGCCAGACTTAACGGCGCCAACTTGTACACAAACAAAGAATTCGTGGCACCGGCCCACAGGGAAGCGGCGGCAATTGATTCTTTTGAGCTAATTAATCGCCAACCGGGTGACAACCCATTCCAAAGCCCAGTATTCAGAGCTAACCTAGTAAAGAAGTTCATGAAAACTATGTCTAAGGTAAGCAAGAAAATTGCCCGCGCCGTAGAGCTGCAAGCGTCACAGGTCTTACAGACCGGTACGGTTACACTTATCGACGCAAACGGTGCAACTCTGTTCACGGTGGACTACAAACCAAAGTCAAGCCACTTCCCGACTACTGGTAACAGCTGGTCCGGTGGTTCGGCTACAATCGTTGACGATTTAATCGCACTTGCCGATGTTATTCGTAACGACTCGTTAATGGACCCAGACCAAATTATAATGGGCGTTGGCGCTTTTGAAAATGCTATGAAAGACGCTGACTTCGCGTCTCGCATGGACAACAGAAGAATCAACTTAGGCGCTATTAATCCAATGGCTACCGGTGGAACTGGCGGCGCGAACTTCCGCGGCACTATCGACCTCGGCAATTACAAGTTTGACCTACTTACATACGGCGCGCGATACAAGCACCAGCAAACCGGCGTAAGTACCCAGTTTGTAGAGCCTGACAAAGTTATTATGAGATCTACCGCGGGACGTCTTGACGCCACTTTCGGAAGCATTCCTAATATCGGCCGTATCCTCGGGAATAACGCCCCGCTATTGTCTGAGATCCCTTCCCGTATCTCAAGCTCTACGGCGAGCATTGATCTATCCACGAATACGTGGATCACTGAAGACGGGGCCAGCCTTATGGGTGAAGCCGGAACACGTCCTCTATTAATTCCAACGGCTATCGACTCGATCGCTTGCCTTGACACGGAGATTTAAAAAAATGGCTGATTCTAAAAAATTAGTGGTTGCAGAAGGCAAGTCAATTGTCGCCGGCTGTAAAGTCCTTTCACCGGGTGACGAAATCAGCGCGAGCTGTTTTAAAGCCAACGGCGAACAGACGTTACAAAACTTAGTAAAAAAGGGTTATGTGTGCGAATACAAAGAGCCTAAGAAATCTAAGTAATGAACTTGCGAAGCGCAGCAGAAAAGGACCTATCTTCCATCCTGGAGGATAACGTCCGCGGCGGTGGCTGGGAAATACGACTTACTAATCCTGACGGAGTGTCTCAGGACATGGTCGGGTGGAGCGTCGACATTTCCCAGATCATCGACCCCGATACCGGGCAGCTGGTAATGGGGCGGGCCGCGTCTGTGGCGCTTCGTAGTTCATCGCTTAAGATAGGAACGCCGGAAGGTATCGCGAACAGCAGCAGCAAGCCGTGGCTTGTGAAATTTGACGATATTAACGGGAACCCATACACTTTTAAAGTCTCAGTAACTAACCCGGATAGAGGCCTCGGCGTCATATCCTTAATGTTGGAAGCTTACACGGTATGACTGATGTTTTGCAGCAACTTATCGACAAGCAAGATAATTTTGAAATTATCCGGGACCAAATAGCGGGCATACTTAAGACCGAAGTAGTAAATCAAATGGCCTTAGCCACTGCGGCGAATAAAGACCCCGCTTTGTGGGATTTGCGTATCTTTACCGAACGGTCCAACCCTTGGGAAAACCTATCCGGCGACGATCATCGCCCGGTTATAAATGTTTGGTATAGCACAAGCAATTTTGACAAGTCTTCGGCGCGTGGCGTCGTGGACGAGCAGAAAGCAAACGGCATTTTTAATATCGATTGCTACGCCCGGGGCGTGAGTTCCGACACGGCCAACGGACACCAACCCGGAGACAAAGACGCAGCGCTCGAAGCGCACCGCGCGCTACGACTCGTTAGAAATATCTTAATGGCATCGATAAACACTTTTTTACAGTTGCGCGGCGTTGTTACCCTTCGCTGGCCGCAATCTATTGAGACTTTACAGCCCGACCAGGAGACGAACAGCGTCGAGCAGGTAATCGCGGGGCGTATAGCCTTCGCTGTCGATTTTGTGGAATCCTCGCCGCAGTACATAGGCGAACCATTAGAGATAGTACACATTACAGTTTTCAGACGGGAAGATGGTGAAATTTTCCTCGAAGCCGAATACGATTACGACCCGTCCGCGCCAGTCAATACCGTGGCGCCCGTGGTTAGTGGTGTAGGCGCTGAAGATTCAAAGCTCGAAACCGCTAACGGAACTTGGAGCGATGAGCCCACATCGTATTTTTACCAGTGGCTTAGAGATGGTGTTCCGATAGCCGGCGCCACTGGTAAGTCATACACTACAGTGGAAGCTGACGCAGGAGCCGAGATTAAATCTGAAGTAACGGCCAGTAACCCTACGGGTCTAAGCGACCCCGAAGAGAGCAGCAATAATATTTTTATACAACCTAATTTCGAGGCAATTTTCGACACTACTCTAGCGGGCAGCCCTTCAGGTCAATTAGTCCTACCATTTACGCCGAACGCCGGAAATCTTGTGAACTGGGGCGACGGAAATGTAAACAACTCTAACACCCACGATTACGGACCGGGTGGAGTCGAAACGGTTCGAATTTCCGGAACAATAGACGACTGGAGATACGACAACCTCGGCGATAAAAGCAAGCTAATCGAAAAGATCAGTTTAGGCCCGGATTTTAGAATACCCCTTAATAGCGTATGGCGTGGCTGCGCTAATATGGTATGGAGCGTACCGGCCAATAACACCCCCACTATTACAGGGACTAATTTAGATAGTACTTTCTTAAATTGTGTTCTAATGGCAGGGGACGTGTCGCAGTGGGATATGTCCGCAGTCACTAGCGTTGTAAATATGTTCTTTGGGTGCACGGCGTTTACCGGGATAGGCCTAGAGGGCTGGAACGTCGGGAACGTTACAAACTTTAATCAAATGTTTTTCGGAAACTCAGTATTCAATCGTCCTATAGGCGTCTGGGACATGAGCAGCGCCACAAATATAGGCGGCATGCTTAGAAGCTGCACGATATTTAATCAGAATGTAAATTCATGGGACGTCGGCAACGTCGTGACCGCCAACCACGTTTTCGCCGGTGCCAACGCATACAACCAGCCATTAAATTTATGGGATGTTTCCAGCATGGTTACCATGCACGCTATGCTGGGTAGCCAGACGTTCAACCAAGACATTAGTATGTGGGTTACTAACTCGTTAGTAGATGCCAGCTTTATTCTCTCCGGCGCTTCGGCATTCAATCAAGACCTTAGCGGCTGGAACATGTCCAACGTTACCAATATGTCTTGGATGCTCAAGGGCGCGACATCGTTTAACCAAAACCTTACAGGCTGGAACGTGGGCAACGTCGCGGACATGTCGAACATGCTCGACGATAGCGGGCTGTCGCAGACGAATTACGATAATTACCTGGCTATGTGCGCGGGCCAAACGGTCAAAGTTGGTGTTACTTTAGGAGCCTTAAATATGATCTACACATCGCCGAGCGCGGACAGAAACACACTAACCAGCGCGCCGCCATTATGGAATATTATTGGGGACATAGCGGTATGATATGCGACCACAGCACAGAAACAGATTTAGTACTAGACAATAAGTACGTCCTCATCCATTGCGGGGGGCAGTTTATGGCGGGGGATTTTACGACAAATAAAGTAACAAGCCGGCACATGGTGGAAGTCTTTGACACGGCGCAGGAACTTATAGACAGGGGCCTTGAATTGGGGCTTGAATGTAGCCCGCGCCATGCTATTACAGCTATGGAACACGGCGCGGTACTTCCCCCGGACGTAATGGCGGGGCTAAACTCCCTCAATTTAGACTGGGACCTCGCCAAAAGATTAGAAGCTTTAGAACTTTAAAAAACACGTTTGAACGTGTACAATAAACAACCTCGTAGCTTTGCTACACGGAAGAAAAAACAAAGGAGTAAGTAACATGGCAATTTCCAACGCTGTCGCCGCTTCCGCAGTAGCGCGAGTAGTCGGCATAGAAACAATATTTAAGAATTTGAACACGAGTTCACTTTTCTTACTACCGCAGCGCGTCGCGCTTATCGGTCAAGGCTCGACGGCGGCTAGTTACAGCCTCGACAAAAACCAAATTACAAGCGCGAACGAAGCCGGCATAACTTACGGTTTTGGCTCGCCTATTCACTTAACAGCGCTCCAAATGTTCCCAATCAATGGCGACGGCGTCGGGTCTATTCCGGTTACTGTCTACCCGATGGAGGACGACGCCAGCGGCGTAGCTTCTGCAGGGGATATCACCCCGTCTGGGTCGGCTACTAGAGCGGAGTCGTACCGGGTTAATGTTAATAATATTTTATCCGAGCCCTTCGTCATCGACGCCGCGGCCACTGTGGCGCAGGTCGTTACGGCAATGACTACCGCCATAAACGCAGTTTTAGCCATGCCTATTATTGCTGTTGATGGTGTCACGGAACTTACTTTCACCTCGAAATGGGAAGGCGTAAGCGCGAACGATATTCTCGTGGCCGTCGAAGGCTCCACGACTGCAGGCAATGTTTTTGCTATCACTCAAGCCGCCGGCGGACTGGTTAACCCAGACGTTGACGACGCTATCAACAAGATCGGCGATATTTGGGAGACTATGGTATTAAATTGCCTTGACATCGCGGACACGGCTACCCTGTCAAAGTATTCTACTTTCGGCGAAGGTCGCTGGGGGGCTTTAACTAAAAAGCCACTAGTAGTATTTACAGGAAACACTATAGCCGACGTCGGCACAGCCACAACCGTGTCAGACGCTAGACCGACGGATCGTACAAATTGTCAGCTAGTATCACCGGGTAGCTTTGACTTGCCCCTAGTTGTAGCCGCTCGCGAGCTTTCGCGCGTTGTTATTGTGGCTAATAGTAAACCCGCTAGTGATTACGGCAGCCGTGACGCCTCAGGCCTTACCCCAGGCTCAGACGAGGACCAGTGGGACTACGCGGAACGTGACGAAGCAATAAAGAAGGGCTCAAGTTCTATTGTTGTGAAGGACAGCGTGGTCAACCTAGCCGACACGGTCACTTTTTATCATCCAACGGGCGAGCCAGTACCGGCCTACCGTTATGTCGTGGACATTGTAAAGCTGCAAAATATAATCTTTAACTTAGATTTGATTTTTAACAGCGTGGAATGGGACGGCGCGCCATTAATTCCAGACAACCAGCCGACAACCAACCCAGACGCGAAAAAGCCGTCTATGGCCGTCGCTGAAGTGGCGTCACTTGTCGATAAGCTCGGAAATGAGGCTTTAATAGCAGACCCCAAGTTTGTAAAGGACAGTATAGTTGCAGGCATTAATGGGTCTAACCCAAAACGCCTAGACCTCGCTGTTACTTGGAAGCTTTCCGGCAATACAAATATTATCTCAATCGATAATAATTTTGGTTTTAACTTCGGCGTTGCGCCGTTCATAGCTTAATAGGAGGGCTTTATTATGTCAGTAGGTGGACCGATAGTCAGCGTATCTTTAAAAGGTCGCTTATTCGCAGTAGCCGCGGACGCGGACGCGACGCGGAAACTTGGCGGATTTGAAAACGAAGTACAGCCGAACGGTGACGGCTCGGCCCGTAAGATTATGACCCGCGTTGCGTGGGTGGTCTCGGGCTTGGCCTTAGCAGTAGACGACAACAAAGGTGACCAAGAATTCTTGCAAGCACTAGCGGACGAAAAAGATTTTTTTCCGATAGCTGTGGAGTTCACAAGCGGCGACGTTTACCAAGGCACCGGATGCCCAACGGAAGCAATAGAAGTCAGTAGTGCGGCGACGACCGGCTCTGTGGCGCTATCCGGTCCAGGTATCCTAACCAAGCAGTAATATATTAGGGTTTTTGATTTGTTGCGCGGTTCCTTCCCTTACCTTCGGCCGCTTCGGCGGTGCGCGACATTTCTTTCAAATAGGGAAACAAAAATGAAAGAATTTAAAGTAGTTAAAGAAGTAGCTGAACAAGAGTACGAGAATTTTTGTGACGCGTTTGACATTGACAACGACGTCTCGAATATGGACGACGACGACAAAGCCGGGCACGAAGCGGTTAAGTATATAATAGTCCGCGCCATAATGAAGGGGGACTTAAGTTTCGACGAAAAAAGCCAGCCGGTATTCAGTAAAACCGACACGCCGATAACTTTCAGAGAGCCCAAGGGCGCGGACTTGCTACAAATGGACAGCGTCGGCGGTGGCGGAAATCAACGAGTTTTTACCGGTCTAGCTGCTTTGTCCGAAGGCGTCGCGACTTCTAAGACTTTCGCGAGTATGCCCCAGTCAAGTTTAAAAGTTTGCAAGGCTATTTTTCAGCTTTTTATGGCTTAGTCCGTTCGTGTCTGGTAGACGCTGGCGGAGGACTAACCCCGCTCCGGTATGGTAATACGCGGGGGGAGGTGTATCGGGTAATGATCTTACAGATTTCCCGGTACTACACCGCTTTACCAGATGTGCGGACGATGAGCTGCAGTGAGATAAGGTATTTTTATGTGGGATTAATCCCCGAATTAAAGAGGAATTGTAATCGTGGCGAATAGATTTGTAATAGACACAGTTTTTAAAGTTAAAGACGGCTCTAAGACGGCTATTCGCAGCATGAAAAGAGGGATGAACAGTTTTACGAGTTCCGCGACCCGCGGAGTCCGTACCCTCGACCGCAGGGTCCAGGGGCTTACGAAACACTACCGTAAATTCGGCATCGCGGGCGCTGCAGGCACCGCGGCCATAGGTGCGGGATTAGTAAGCATAATACGGGCAGGTACAGAATTCGAGCAGCAAATAACAAACGCCGCGGCCCGTTTTCCCGGAGAGGTCCGAAAGGGCACTAAGGCCTTTGCAGACCTCGAAGCCGTCGCCATGAAGACGGGGCAAACTACCGAATTTACAGCCACACAAACAGCCGAGGCGCTCGGGTTTATGGCCCTTGCAGGTTTTGACGCTGAGCAAGCTATCGCAGCGCTTCCGGGCGTTGTGGATTTAGCCACCGCGTCAAACATAGACCTCGCCAAGGCGACGGAGATATCGACAAACGCGCTCGGTGCCTTCGGACTTCGTAGCGACGACTCAGCACAGCAGGCGCTAAACTTAGCCCGAGTTAACGACGTTTTGACGGCTACGGCCACAAGCGCCACGCTCGATATGGAAACACTTTTTGAAACAATGAAAGACGGCGCTGTTAACGTTACGTCCGCAGGGCAATCGATGGAAACTTTCGCAGCGCTTACGGGAGTTATGGCGGACTCAAGTATCAAGGGCACACGTGCCGGTACTGCTATAAAAAACATGTTTTTACGTCTACAGGCGATCAAGAAAGGCGCGGCCACGGGTTTAGTAAGCCGTTTTATTGGAGACGTCACAGACGAAAAAGGCGACCTAATTGATATTGTGGGCTTATTCGGGCGGCTGGAAAAGAACACCGCCAAGTTAGGCAAGGCGCAACGCGCGTCCGTCTTAGAGGGAATTTTCGGAAAAATTGCCATTACCGGGGTAAGTGCAATCTTAGAGACTGGGACGGATAAGTTGAGAGCGTACCGCGACGCGCTCACAGACAGCACGGGGAAAACTAAAGAAATGGCCGACGTAATGCGCGGAACGACTCACGCCAGTATTTTAAAACTCGGGTCCGCTTTCGAGGGACTCAAAATAAGTATATTTGGAAAAGGCGGCGGGCCGTTTAAAGAGCTTGTCGACTGGTCAACCGAGTGGGTAGTAAAACACACTCCCGCTATTGTCGAAGGTTTTGAGGACATGATAAGAGTAGCGCAGGCTTTCCCGGACGCACTTGTCGAGACTATGGGCGAAATAGACCAAGGCTTTATACAGCCACTTCAGCGCGCTTTTGATAGTTTTAGCCTCAAGAATTTTAACAGCACTATAAGTGCCGGTATATCACGCATATTTCTAGACTCGCCCGCAGATTTCACCCCCGAGGAAATGGACCAGAAACGAGCCAGCGCTAGGGCCGCGCGTAGAGCGGGGCAAACTCCAGCGTCGCCGGAGTTTATGGCTAAGTGGGCGGCAATGGGCAAACGATTTGCCGCTGAAGATGCCGCCGCCAGGTTACAGAGCCCACAAGCAGCACAGGGGAAGGACACTAATGGAAAATTAATTATTGAAGATAGAACTAACGGTGGCGTTACTCAAGAAGGCGCAATGCCTTCAGGCGTCAAAATGCAAGACACAGGGGGGTTTTAATGTCGTGGACCGATAGAATAAGACAAGCGGCCTACACTTCCCCGTCCGGGAAAAGGCTAACTTTTGATTTTGAGAATGTGGCAGTCGGATTTGATAAGCGCACAGCGGCTTTCGATTTCCCCGGCGTTGACGGTACTTATGTGCAGGACAACGGCCGCAGCGGTCGCCGCTACCCGTTACGGGTATTTTTCTGGGGTGCGGACTATGACGAAGAGGCGGACGCATTTCTCGACGCGCTAGGCGAGCGCGGGGACGGCAGGCTAGAACACCCAATGTATGGGACTGTGGACGTAGTGCCAATGGGGTCGATAACCCGGCGCGATGACTTAAAGGATGCCGCGAACCAGGCAATTTTTGAAATAAATTTTTTCGAAACAACCGGCATTATTTACCCGAGTTCGCAAGCCAGCGCCAGCGGCGAAGTACTGGGAGCTATTGGAGATTATAACGAGACCAGCGCGGAGGAATTCGGCGACGTCCTAGACCTCGACAGCGCCCTAGAAACTGTGACCTTTGCGAGTGAATACGACGCGTTTCTCACAACCGCCAGCAACGCACTTGCACCGATAGCCAAAACGCTAAAAGAAGTCGAGACACAATTCAACGCGATAAAGGGCAGTATAGACAACGGCATCGAGACGCTAATCGGGCAGCCTCTAGCCTTAGCCTTCCAAACTGTTTTATTGATCCAAGCACCGGCCCGAGCCCTTTCGGCGATCACGGACAAATTAGGCGCGTATGGGAACTTACTTGACGCGATCATATCCGGCAACGGGGCGAACGTCAACACGGGCAATAATTCACTTATACCAAACAGGTTTCACAACGCGAATATGTACGCGTCGGGCTTCGTCTCGGCCTCCGTTGTTTCTGTGGTAAACAATCAATTTGAAACGAAAACCGCAGCACTTGAGGCGGCCGAGGTGGTACTCGCGCAAATGGACCGGCTCGTCGTTTGGCGAGATGACAATTTCGAAGCGCTCGAAGAGATCGACACGGGCGCGGCGTACCAAGCTTTACAGGAAGCCGTAGCACTTGCCGCGGGTTTTCTTGTGGAAATTTCTTTTAGTCTCAAGCAAGAGCGCCGGATAGTTTTAGACAGGGGACGGACTATAATAGACTTAGCCGCCGAGATTTACGGCAGCGTAGACGACCAGCTCGATTTTTTGATAAACTCAAACGAGCTGACAGGTTCGGAAATTTTAGAACTGCCCATGGGTAAAGAAATAGTTTATTATGTCTAATTATATTGTACAGATTGGCGACACGTTCGACTTAATTAGCCGTAAAGTTTACGGCGTGGGAACTAACGCCCTAGCACTTGCCACGGCTAACCCCGGACTGGGTGGGACATTGACGGCGGGAGTTAGTATTATAACGCCACCACAGGCGGGAGCGCCACAGGACAGAGCGCAGGAGACGCCATTCACCGACGAGAACGAAGTCACCATAGCAATAAACAATAAAATTTTTAGATTCTGGACGTCGTTTAATGTATTGCAACAACTGGACGGAATGAGCACATTTACATTTAACGCGCCGCTGACACCAGACGACCCGGACTTTCGCGCGTCGTTCGCGCCGTTCCAGTACCAAGACATACAGATTTCAGTTGGTGTGGACCTACTTTTTACCGGAACGCTAATCTCAGTACAGCCGGACGTCACAGCGGATGCGAAAGTCGTCTCGGTTTCGGGGTACGCGCGGCCCGGTGTTGTCAATGACTGCACTCCGTTCACACCCAATGACTCCTACCAACTAGAGTTTAATAACTTGAATATTGTGGACATTGCGCAGTCCTTAGTACAACCCTTCGGAATACGCGTCATCGACGGACCGGGGGCACCAGGTGCAGTATTTGAACGGGTAGCGATACAGCCAGACGGTAACCTATTAAACTTTTTTACAACCTTAGCTCAACAGCGTGGGTTAATAATTACTAGCGACCCTTTCGGCTCGTTAAAATTCCAGCGCGCCGAGTCCGAGGGAAAGATAGTGGCAACCTTGGCAGAGGGCTCGAGCCCACTTTTAAGCGTCGCGCCCCAATTCAATCAACAAGGGTACTTTAGCCACGTAAGCGGCATTGAACCAGTTTACGCGGGGACGACCGGGTCGAGCTTTACGGTAAAAAACGAACGCCTTAAAACCGTAACCCGTCCGCATACTTTTATAGTCCGTGACGCCGAGGCCGGGGAGGTCGAGGAAGCGGTAAAAGCCAAGGCAGGCCGAATGTTCGCCAATGTTGTGGCCTACAATATAACTTTGAACACTTGGCGCGACCCGGAGGGCGTGCTATGGGCGCCGAATACCCTCATAGATTTAACCGCGCCGGGAGCTATGATTTTCGAGGAATATACTTTTTTAATTCGTACCGTTTCTTTTAATAAGTCCGCCGGCAGCGAAACAGTCACTTTAAATTTAATTATACCCGGCAGCTTTTCGGGCGAAATACCGGAGACATTACCATGGGATTGATAGCAATAATTAAGTCTTTTACGCGCACCATCCGCAACGGCTCGAATATTACCGACGTAAAGTGCGACCCTGGCGGTAGACCCCTCGGGACGTATGAGCATTTCGCCGACCCTGGTGACGACTCGTTCCCGATGTTGGAGGACTTCGTCGCGGCGATGCCCACACAGAGGACGGGGCGAAAGATTGCCGTAGGATATATGGACACAGTCAACGCCCCCAAGGCCACGGAGGGCGATAAACGGATATACGCGCGGGACGTCGACGGCGTAGCTATCTGCGAGGTGTGGCTTAAAAGCAGCGGGGCCGTTGTATTAAGTACCCCAAATTCTAGCGCTGAATGGACCCAGTTGGGAGGATTAAATATCGAGGCGGCGGAGAGTATAAACGCCGAGACCGCGGAGAGTGTAAACCTCGACGCCGCAGAGAGTGCAAATATAGAAACAGGAAAGCAGATAAACCTCACCACTAACGACACAAACGTTTACGGTAATTTTAATGTTGATATAGGCGTTTCGGGTATAGCTACGCCCGTGTCCACAGTCACATTTATTAATGGCATCGCCGTAGCGATAACTTAAGGGAACGAAACATGGGAATTAATACAGCATACTACGATAACCTACAGTCGACTATCGACAGCATACCGGTGCCGAGTGTAGCGTTTTTAGACTCTTTGTCACCTACGGAGCTGAACGACGCCTCGGCGGGGTTCACGGACCAAATGACTAAAATCGGCAACACTTGTAACCAAGCGCTAACAGGGGTTACCGATAAGGCTTGTGACCAGCTCGACCTGTTACTCCCCGTAATTTCTCCACCCGTTGACCCGCAGGACGTATTGACCTATTTAGCGGACATCGCCGCAATTTTTCAGAAGCCCTATGATGACCTCTTAGCTACCGTTACTGACATGATACCCGTCTCCACGGTGTTAGCCTTAGATTATTCCACAAAAATAACAGAGGTTCAGGACGCATTCGCGGCGGTTACGTCGGTGCCTATACCCCCGATACCGTCCGCGCCTAGCGTAGCCGCCGTAACAGCATGTTAGCGTTTGAAGGCGTTTACCTGCGCGCCTGCGGTGTATTTTCTTTAAAGTGCGCTACTATAGCTATTAACATATGTTTAGGGACTAGTGGCTAATGCAGCAAGGTGATGTACTATTATGTCAGACCAACGACGACGGAGATATCGAAGTCATTGACGGACTTGTGACCATGACCGGCACATTCTCCACGGCCGCGTATTTGGCCCTTTTTGGAGGCAACGAAGACGACACGGGACTATCCGGCAGTGCCGAAACATGGTGGGGCAATTTAAGCGAGAACGAACCCGCCCGCCGATACGTTAGCGAGACACAAAATCTTTTACAGTCAATACCCCCAACGTCTAACAATTTACTACGCATAGAAGACGCCGCGAAAAGAGACTTATCATTTTTCTTAACCGGGAGTATTGCCTCGTCGGTTGAGGTCTCCGCGGCGTTATCCGGGGTCAACCAAGTTAAAATAATTATCGATATCAGCGCCGAGGGCGAGGAATCAAGTTTTGAATTTACCGAAAATTGGAGAGCTACGTCGTGAGCCTTGACACAAAAACCACGAAAGAAATAAGCGACAATATTATCGCGTCGCTAGAGGTAACACTAGGCCAGACGATACCCCTTTTACCAAAATCCTTTTTACGGGTTTTATCCAAGTCCCTAGCCGCTATTTTTGTACTCTTGTACAAGTACGCGGGTTTTATGTTCCTCCAAATTTTTGTGAAGACAGCGAGCGCCAAGGAAACTACAATTTTCGGCGTAGCTATCAACCCACTCACGATATGGGGGGAGCTTATCGGGGTAGGGGCGCCAACGTCCGCGACAAATGCCGAATTGACTATAGAAATAACCGTGCAGAACCAGACCGGAACTCTGCCGACCGGCTCGCAGCTAATCGGGGGCACCAATAACGTGGTATATTTAACGCTTGGAGGCGTAGTCCTTGACGCGGCCACGAAGCAGGTTGACGTCGTGGCCGTGAGCGATCCGTCCGGCGGGGGTGGGGCTGGTACTATCGGCAATCTTGACCCCGGCGCCATACTAAATTTTGCTAACCCATTACCGAACGTCGCGAGCGCCACGGTAGTAATCGCTCAAGTTGTGACCGCTGCGGACGCCGAGGACCCGGAAGTCTACCGGCAGCGGGTTATTGACAGATTTCAAAAACGCCCACAGGGTGGCGCGTACGCAGATTATGAAATTTGGGGCGAAGAAGTCGCGGGCATTATAAACGTCTACCCGTATACGTCCGCGTGTCCAGGCCAAGTCGATGTGTACGCCGAAGCCACAGAATTGAGCAGTGGCAGCCCGGACGGCTTCCCAACTACTCCACAACTACAAGCCGTTTACGACAGCATCCAGCTAGACGATAACGGACTAGCAAGCAGACGCCCCGCCGGCGCGCTCGTTAATGTTTTCTCGATAACGCGCCCCGATTTCGACGTCGAGATATCCGGACTAAACGTCTTTGACGTCGCCACCGTGCAGGACACAATTGAGACCGCTTTAACACAGTATTTTTTAGACGCCGAGCCGTTTATACACGGGCTTTCAATTCCACCAAGGCGGGACCGCATAACGCAGACAGCAGTTGCGGGAATTGTGGACGACATAGTCAACGCCGCAGGAGGCATATTCCTTGGCGCTTTCGTGTTTAAAGACACGCTATCGACACCACTGTACGGGCTTGGCGAAGGGGAAAAAGCTAAACTAGGAAGTATTACATACGTATGAAGTACTTAAGGATATTTGAGCATATTTTACCCAAGGCGCGGGCGTGGCGCCTCGCAGCGGGCAAGCAGCTAACAGAATTTTTCGAGGGTCTTACAGAGCTACCGCAGGATGTGGAAGACTACGTTAACGAAGTATATTTAGATATCTTTCCCTCTACTACGCGAGAACTTGACGCGTGGGACGATCAGTGGGGCCTACCCGATACGGGCCTAACAACGCAGCAACGGCGCGACCGTCTCGATGCTACTTGGAAAGCAATCGGGGGACAGGACCCACGATACATTCAAGACACTTTGCAGGCTGCCGGCTTCCCGGTGTTTGTACATGAATGGTGGGTGCCAGGCACCGAGCCACCACTGGACACTCACGCGTGCGCAACGCCTCGGAACCCGCTTTCATTCCTAGAGCAACCGAACGCACCGCAAGGGTTTTCAGCTGCCTGTGGCGAACCGTTGGCCTTATGCGGGGAGCAAGCAGCGCAAGCAGGGGAGGTATACGACGCCCCGCTAGGTTATGCGCTTGTTAATAAAATATTCAACACAGATAAAAAATTCATTCCTTTATGTGGGGAACTCGTCGCGCAATGTGGGGAACTTGACGCACAATGCGGTATGTTTGACGCTACAGTTTTCCAGCGTAAAGAATACATAATACCCTCGGACCCGGCAAAGTGGGCGTACTTCCTATATATTGGCGGGGAAGATTTCCCGACCTTCGCGTATGTACCCTTATTACGTCGCGACGAGTTCGAAGATTTATGCTTGAAAATATGCCCACTGCAACTGTGGCTAGGCATGCGTATAGAGTACACGTTCACGGCTAACCGCGCGTTACTGGACGGCACGGATCAGACTTTCACGTATCCGGGGGGTGTCACTAGTGCAGAGGAAATCATATCCTTCGAGGCTTTCCTACGCATTACCGGAACGGGTAGCGGGGTACGAGCAATTTTTCAAGAGACACAGACGACTAGCGGACAGCCACGCATACAGTTTACCTTAGGCATAGCCGGGGAGCTTAGTATAGGATTCAGAGAGGTAGACAATGGGCCTTTCATTTCTACGACGTCTACGTACATAATCCCTAGTTTCCAAGACGTCCACGTGTTGGCGGTAATAAACAGCGGGACGAACACCTTTCAAATTTACGTTGACGCGGTGCTAGTCCACGAAGATACCAGCCAGACTTTCGGGCAGATAATGACCGGCGCGTATTTCGCGGATAGTACCCTCGGTGGCGGGTTTAACATGCCTGGCTCAAACCTACGCGGTGAATTGGCTTTTGTGGGTATATATAATACCGATAAATCACCCGTCGTAGAGGAACTATACCGGCAAAATAATGCCACTTGCTATGACGGCCGCACAGACACCATGAAGGACGGGGAGGTGTTATTTGTGGAGCTGGCTAACTGGCAAGACCACGAAGGGCAAGAACTGGTAGAGCATGTCGGGGGCCTAACGATCACCAATAACGGGAGCGTACCCTTCACGGGTCGCGTACAGGTGGCTTGTGTCGACGCGCCGGGGGCGATTATACCACCGACCATATTCACCGCTAATACCACGCACTTAGACGGCATCGGCCAGTATTTCACCGCTAACGCTAGCGGGATAGACGGGTCGACATGGTCGCTCAATATATGGGCGAAGAGGTCCGCTACAGGGGCCAATCACGGCCTGTTTTTTGAGTCTACAACCTCGGGCGGGGCTTTCGCTAGGTTAGATCTAGCAGTTCTTGCGGACAATTCCATATCCGCGGGATTCAGAAATACTCCCGTCGGAGCGTACCAAAGTATCGGATCTTTCGGAAATGTGAACGACACCGATTGGCATATGATAACGGTCGCGGTCGAGCCCGGTAACCAGCGGGTGTACCTAGACGGCGTAGACATAGGGGGTAATACCATAGCCACAACGACCCTATCCTTGAAGGGTTCCCTTTTCGTAGTGGGGGCTAACCAAGTGACGGTGGGGGGCAGTGAGGACTATTTCCACGGCTCTATAACACTTCCTAAAAAGTTCGACGAATATCTAGCCCCGGCGGACGTGACGAACCTATACCGGGCCGGTCTCCCCGAATGCTTTGACGACATAGACACGGACATAACCGACAATTGTGTTTATGCACCAAGGCTAGCCAATTGGACGGGAACCGTAGGCGAAGAACTAGACGACCAAGCAGGATTTATAACCACCAATCCTGTGGGGGGCCCAACCTTCGACGGGGCGACGTTAAACATAGAATGTACATCTTAAATTATAAAAAAGGAAAATAGCAATGGCTCTTAATCCATCGGCAGAATGGCCGTCACAAACTCAAGCACCGAACGCCGCGTACATCTACGGGGCTGCGCAGAATATAACCGTCCCAGGAGACAACACGGGCACGCCCTTTGTGGCTAATATGGTCAATGATTGGTTTGGTTTCTTCCAAGGTATCTTAGACACCGCGGGGATAGTCCCGTCCGGCGTGCCCGACACGGTCGTAACGTCTCAATACCGCGACGCCTTGGACTTCATAGTCGCAACGGCTATAGACAGCAACGTACCCGCCGCCACTGAGACGGTAGCAGGTAAAGCCGAGATAGCCACACAGGCGGAAACGGACGCTGGCCTAGACGACGAGAGGTTCATAACACCGCTTAAATTTAAAACCGCAATAGGATCGGGGTTAATAACTGACACATGGATAGTGTTTACTGTCTCGGGCGGTGTCCCCTCCACAAGTTGGTCGAGTAATGCGTCAGTAGTGAGAGATGCTAGCGGGAAGTACACAGTTACTTTTGGTACCCCTATGAGCAGCCTTGAGTACGCTACTGATATCTTAGTCGGTAGTGAGGGAGCATCAGAAAGGTCTGTTTGCTATGATGACACAACTAAGACGGTTAATGGGTTCTCTTTTCTTGTTTCCGGCGTAAGTGACGGGTCCGCGCAGGACCCATCGATTGTAGACATTAAAGTAAGTAGGGAGGTTTAAAAATGGGAAAAGTATACTTAGTAACTCAGACCGGGGCACAGTTAGGCTGCTCTATCGAGCAGGTTATCGGCGCAGAGCCGACCCCAGGCGCAAGCCAAGTTATTGTGCAAGAGGAGACGCTACCTGGGGGCACGCCCAAGTACTGGCACGTAGACGGTGGCCTCCTTGTGTGGGATTCAGTAGGCGAGCAGGTGGCTATATTAGCAGCCGAGGTAGAGGCGTATTACAACCAGTGCTATGCGTTCCAGAGAAATAACATAGACGCCAACCTACAAGGCGAGATGGACAAGTCCGAGGCGTTAGTGGAGGGCGGCGGCGCGGTCGAGGGGGACCTGCCCATGGCGAAGGCTAACTGGGAGTGGTTAGACGCGTTGTATGCGTTCTATTACACCGAGAAAGCGAGCACCACGTATAGCTTGGGCTTTTTGGGTGCTGTTGGTTCAGTACCGTACAGCCACGCGGACGTAAGGGGAGAGCGTAAAGACTTCCTAGCCGGGGCGTAATGCGACGCGCGGTGGCCACCTTAGTGGTGGCGTTTTTTGGCGTTGGCTGCTCTCTAACTGTGGTATACGCGCCGAAAGATGTTAAATTAAAAGACGCTTGGGGGTGTGACGTTACAATCACAGGGAGCGACTTGAAAGGCAACTCGGCGGCGCAATCAGCGGAGGGGTCTTTACCTTTGTTGCAATGAGCTGGAGTAAAGATATGTTACAAGACTATAAGGGCCTTACGATTGCGCTACTGGGCATTTTATTAACTGGTATCGGTGCGTTTTACGTCCGGGACCAGACGAGCAACGAGAAAGCTGACCTAGCCATGACCGTACTGATTGAGAAAAATCACGCCGCTCTAAGTGCCATAGTTGAAAAAAAGTACGACCAGATAAATAACGGTATGGTCGAGATACGAACGGAACAAAAAGAAATGCGGAGGGAGAACAAAAGTTTTGCCATAGATATCGCCACACTTAAGGCTTTAAAGGAGCGCGAAAAGTGATTTTTGCCGGAGTACACTATAAACGTATAGAGCACAAAAAATACAAGTACCAGACGACCGTCGAAGTGGTTCTCTATGTGGGCATATTTGGGCACAGCATAGAAACCGCGTATTTCAAGCTAACCCGTGACGGGGTGCTACTTATAAAAGCCGGGTATATGTGGGACGGGTGCAGTGGCCCTACTTGGGACACAAAAAATACAATGCTCGCCGGTTTAGGCCACGACTGCCTATACCAGATTTTACGAGAGAGTTTACTAATAAGCCGGTCCGCCCCCGACTACGCCCGGCGGTTCGACGAGTTACGACTGCAAGGAGACCAGCTATTTAAGCAATGGCTCGCCGATGACGGCGTCTGTTGGCTGCGTCGTTATATTTACTACCGTGGCGTCCGAATTATTGGCAGAAGATTTGCTTTACCAGAGGTTTTAAAATGAGTTGTAATAATTTAGAGTTAACCGATGCCAATTGTTTTTCTGTGGACATCGGCCGGGACTATTTACTTAACATGGTTTACGATGACGGCGCGACGCCGCCGGTCGCGATTGACTTGACGGGCTTTGACCTGGCCATGAATATAAAGCTGGCCACCGAAACGGTTAATTTTTTAACGTTGGGAGTCGTTGGCGACTTAGACACGACGGGCATTTTCTTAGCGGACCCGACGACGGGAGTTTTTCAAATAGTAATCACCGAAGCCGACACAGCGACCGCAACGGCTACGGACTATAATTACGAAATTGTGATTACTGACCCCGCGGGCAAGGAAACAACTTTTTTATACGGCTTAATTAAATTCGCAGAGAGGTTACCCTAATGGCTAATAGAATCATAGTTTCAAAAGACACTAACACGGTAACAGTCTCCGCCCGCGGCCCGCAAGGGATACCTGGGCCACCGGGGGGCGCCTCGGCGTGGGGCGGAATAACCGGCACGTTAGCCGATCAAACCGATCTACAGGCGGCGCTTGACGGGAAAGCAACAAGCGCCCAAGGCGCGTTGGCGGACTCAGCCCTTCAGAACGGAGACAACGTAAGCTTACTAGCTAACGATGCCGAGTATATCACAGACGGGGTACTAGTGAGGCGAATTTTCACTAAAAGTGACCTGCCCGCGCCAGTAGCTGGGGTGATAACATTACCTGATACCGACGTCAGGTATTCTATTTTCGCAACTATCGACTTGGCTGGTGATCGACTAGTCTTCCAAGGTGCTAGCGTTCAGGTGTACGGGGCGTCTCCTAATGTGGGCTTCATATCCACAACTACGGAAAACTTAATTACAGTTGAAAAAACGATAGACTTTCGAAATCTTAATTTAATAGGGTTTAGTGCGTCCAGCCTTCTAAGTGCGGTAAATGCCGCGACTCACGCCCTTACAATGGACTCCGTGGGCCTTGTTGGCGGACCGAATACGGACTTACTTTGCGTTGATAATTATGAAAATCTCGTAGTTAATTTAGTGGGCTTCACTAGTGGTAAGAGGGGGATATGCCTAGCAAATATAATAACTCATGTGTCAATTAATCTCTGTCAATTCGAGGTCGATGTTGTGGGCATTAATATTGATTTAAACGGTTGTTTAAGTGAGGCGATCTCAATACATAATTGTGTGTCTGTACTATCCGCCACTAGTACGTTCCTGTCCGCTTCACCCGATAATGGCAATATCACGGCTTCTGGGGGTGGCACAATTACTGAAAATAAAATAGACAACACCACCGCGGGCTCAGTCATATCTACCGGACTATCGCCGCTTGATTTACGGTGGCTAGCGATTGGTAATAACAATATAAACGGCAGTGATAGAATAAACCCTTCGGGGTGGGCGTTTTACGTTGACGGTGATACAGTTGTCCAAAATGCCGGGACTACTCCGGTTAAATTCTCGGTTGACGGCGTTGGTTCAAATTCAAATTCAGATTTTGCGCCCCGTGTCATTCGTGGCATTTCTGAATTGTGGGATGTCAGCACAAACGAAATGGTGCCAATCACTTTGGGTGATTCTTTTAATCTTAGGCTTGCATTTACCGTGAGGAGTAAGTCGGGTAACCCGAATATCTTGACGATAGTTTTTGATATCGGCGGCGCGGCGGGGATAACTATACCAGTGTTCACTTCATCGGTAGCAACCCCGAATGCTTTCCCTAGGGCGGTAGCGGTATCGATACCCCTATTCGCTCTAAACGCATTCCTTGCGAATAACGGGCGGATATTTGTCTTCACGGACGCCGGGTCGCTTAACTTAGACGCCCGATCAATTATGATCCAGCGTATAAGCTCGGGCGCTTCCTAATCCTTCCGGTATCGCTGCCCGCGCCAACCGCCGGCGGCTTTTACCGGCCAGTGCGCGGCCCATGGAGGTAAAGAGCCCATTAACTGCTCATATTCCTCTATGGTGCCGTAGCCAGCCGGGACTTCGCTTATAAGCTCGTCGTGAACGTGCAGGACGATAGGGTATCCGCCAGACTCCACAAGAGGCATAGCAAACGTTAACAAGTCACGCGCCACGGCTTGTGTGACGTTCTCCGCGAGCTTTCCGCCCCAGGTACGCAAACGGAACCAACCAACCGGGCCTTTTTTACTGTCCGAATTGTGGCCCATATATGTGATTTCTAAAGTCGGCTTGCCCCAAGACGTTTCGCCCGCTTCCAACCGTGGCAAGTGGTAATGTAAGTAACGGCCGGACGGGAGTTTACAAAACAGTACATCGCCGCGCATTATGTACATTATGTCGCGGTAGGTGTTATATGTCCCAGGGTTTTGAATGGCTAAGGTGGCGGCGTCCTGCAGACCATACCAGAATTTAACGATTTGTGGCGACTCTTTACGCCATAGCTTCACGTTATCGCGTATCTCGTTGTCGTCCATGAAAGCGTCGGCGCCAAATGCTTTCCACGCGCCAAGGCCACCACCGTAAGCGCTCGCCAGTTCTGCGACTTTACCAATCTTTTTACGCGCGGGGTGATGGTCTCCCGTGTCACGCTTGTAGGCCACGAATTCCTCAAATGCAATGCCTGTAATTTTAGCCGCGGACATTTCGTAGATTTTACCGTGTCCGTTAAAAACGTCAATTCGCCACTGCTCGCCGGCAAGCTCGGCAATAACTACCGCCTCAATAGCTGAGTAGTCAGAGCAAATAAATTCATTACCCGGACCGGCGCAGAATAACGCGCGGAGGCTCCCGGAAATTGCGGCGATGACGTCACCGTGCAATTGCTCGGCCATGTCAAGGTCTCGAGAGCGTGCCACCTCGAGGAACTTTTCGACGGCGTGTATATCCCAGTCTTTAGTCGGCCCACTGTTGGGCAGGTTTTGGGGCTGCGGTCCGCGACCGGCAAAACGGCCCGTGCGATCCGCGCCGCAGAATGCGAAAAGATCCCGTAGCCGGCCGTCCTTGGACAGCCGATTAAATATAGCCTCAAGCTTTGCGACACTTGACGAGCCGAGGGATAAACGTATCCACAGCGCCCGTGCCACGTCGGGAGGGTTAAAGGGTAGCGCGGCGCGTTCCTCTAAAGTTCCTTTTTGCATATTCGGCAGGAAAGTACCGCGGGACTCAAGCCACTTTTTAAGCTCGGCATTTTTTGTGGCCTTATCGACCGCGCCGCCCGTAAGCGCCAAGAGCTCGGCGTTATATTTAATTCGTGCCTGTGCGAGCAGTTCGCGCAAGTCCATAAGCGCGGACATGTCGATATTAACGCCGCGTTGATTAATTTTGTGATCTAATTTCCACAATTCAAGCTCGACGGGCTGCAGGTCGGGCATTAACGCCGACGTTGCGGCCTCGGCTTGGATATCGTAAATATTGTACGCGTAAAGGTTCGTAGCATCCGCAGGGTCTTGAGTTGTCGCGATACGCTTTCGGGGGTCTTTTTTCGTAGGCGTCCGGGGGCAACAGAATTTTTTAATAAGTCGCTTCCCTTCCTTTTCCTTCTGTACTTCTGCGCCAACGACTCGCGCCGCGTCGCTAAGTTTTCCGGGCATTGAATACGCCCGACTTTTTGCCATTGCACAACGTAACTGGTCGAGGTGGATTGGGGGCCAACCCATACGCTCGACGCATACCGCTTGCCAGATATGAAATTCAAACATTGCGTTCCACGCTTCGACATTTTTTCCGTCCTTGAAATGGTTAAACAGTGCGACCGGGTCCGGCATACCAGGAAACCACAATTGCGGGCCGCTGCCGTCCTTTAAGTCATACGCGAGTGATAATACCTCGGTGCTAGGGTGTTCGGCGTATGCTGCGGCCCCTACGGCTTTTATACCGCTGTTAGTGCCTTGCAGTGCGCCCCACCGCTTGCCGTTCCAAATATAGCCCGCCTCGCTGTATGTTTCAAAATCGAAGTCGGCCAGGACGGTTGAGACGCCCATACCGGCGGGGGTCTGGTGTCCGAGTGTTGGGGTCATTCGCGTAATTTCCTTATAATGTGGTGATACATAAAAATTTGCATCGCTGCGGCTTCTAACTCCGCGTTAACTAACGAGCGGAGAACCTTCTCGGGGTCTATGGTGTCCTTACGGATAAGCAGACGCCAGCCGTGGGCGTCTACCACCAGTATAGGTATCAGCCCGACTTCGACCGCCTCATATTTTTCTATTTCTTCTGGTGTCATGTCGGGCCTAGTTTAATTTAGAACGGTATTTCTACGGGCGTGAGCGTCGCTATCTGCTCAGGCGTCCAGCCTATGAGCTGAGACTGTTTAACCACAACACCGTTGTGCATATACTCGGGGTCAACCGGGGCAACTACCGCGACTGGCGCGACTGGCGCGACTGGCGGCGCGAGGAAATCCGGCGCGGGCATCGTCGTAGCTGGGGGTCCGACCGGTGCGGCTGCGACCGGTGCGACCGCTGGAGGGTTCGGCGCGGCTGCGACCGGCGCGGCTGCGACCGGCGCGGCTGCGACCGGCGCGGCTGCGACCGGCGCGGCCAATGGTGTAGCTGGTGCCAATGGCGTAGCACTTGCTCCGGCGGGTAGCGCTGCGACTGGTGCGCCGCCGAAAATGGCCGCGCCGTCCGGGCCGCTTGTTAACTCTTCGCCGTATCCGATAAACTCGACCATACTTGGGTTCAGGTACACGCTCGGCATCTGCGGATTGCTATTACCTTTACACGAACCGTACACCCGGATATAATAACCGCGTTTAATGCGCTCGGGGTCGGTCAATAGCTCAGTAGCGCCCGTGCTGTACACCTGCGGAGCGAACGAGCCGCCGAAGCGTATAACCCAGTGGCCCGGGTATCCTTGTTTATCACAATTCTTTTTGTTAGCCTTATTTAGTACAGTGCTGTCGCCGTCGTCGATTTTCCATGCGAAATCCGGGCGCGCAGTTTCGCCGCCGGGGAAGTCCGCCACGCCAATGGCTTTTATCTGCGCCTCGAGTGCAGGCCAACCCGGATCGTTTTTAGGAATGGCAAGGGCAATAAAAAAATCTTGCGTCGGCTGGCCGATATTCGGGCCACTTTTAATTAGTAGTGGCTTGCCTTGGTTGTCCGTTGTGTTTGGTGTAAATACGTTACCTGCTACGAGTCTGCCTACTGGAGTTAAAAAATTTCTATCCATTATCTTTTTCCTTTGTTTGTGTTATTTAAAAATCTTGACGTAGCGAAGAGAATCGCCGTTACGCTTCACAGCTTCAAGACAGACAGCCTCGGTCTGTTCCTTGACGTAGCGAAGAGAATCGCCGTTACGCTTCACAGCTTCAAGACAGACAGCCTCGGTCTGTTCCTTGACGTAGCGAAGAGAATCGCCGTCTTCCTTCACAGCTTCAAGACAGACAGCCTCGGTCTGTTCCTTGACGTACTGAAGAGAATCGCCGTCTTCCTTCACAGCTTCAAGACAGACAGCCTCGGTCTGTTCCTTGACGTACTGAAGAGAATCGCCGTTACGCTTCACAGCTTCAAGACAGACAGCCTCGGTCTGTTCCTTGACGTACTGAAGAGAATAGCCGTTACGCTTCACAGCTTCAAGAGCTTCGGCCTCGGTCTGTTCCTTGACGTAGCGAAGAGAATAGCCGTTACGCTTCACAGCTTCAAGAGCTTCGGCCTCTGAAGTGATCGTCAGTGTTTTTAGGTATTGGGTTTTAAGCCCCGTGAGTATCATTATCCGAATATCCTTTTTGCTTTGTTTATATTATCGATTTTTACTTTAAGTTTACCCGGTATTTTTTCCGAATAAGCTGCTACTAGCGCGGCGTCCATGCCGGCGTCTTTTGCTTGTGTTGGTGTGATCGTTGCGGCCGGCTTCCTTAAGTCCGTGCCTAGCATATCGCCAAGGGCGAAAAGTTCGTCTTTTTCATGTGTCCACTTAGTCGAGCCTCGGCCCGGTCCTAGCGATAAGCCGCGGACCGTTTCGCCGCTTCTCAGTAGTCCCTCGGCTTGCGCCTCAAGTCCAGACAAACGGTTTTTTATGGCCGACTCGGCCCGCTTCATTAAAGCATACTCCGAGCCCAAGGCGTCGCCGTCTAACTCCAACGGGGTAGGCTTTCCGACATAGTCCACACAAGAGAGTGCTGCACGTTGCGCCGCTTTACATGCATGGCGACCGCTGCAATATTCGCAGTGCTCACCCGATACGACACTCGCCGCGTCTGACAATGCTATATGTGCGTTGCGTTTTAGCGTCTCGAAGTAGGGCAACAAGTCGACCGCGTCGATTTCCCAATCGCGGACCGGCCCGTCCTCATGATATGCACGAGGTTGAACTATCCGCATTACTATCTTAAGAGACCCACGCGGGCCAGCGATCCGGCCGACACGGTTCTCGAGTTCGTGCAGAACGCCCGCAACATATAGTAACAACTGGTAATTTTCGAAAACCTCGACAATGCCGTAGCCATACTTAAAATCTATTATGTATAGCGTTTTTGTTTCCGGTAAATATACCCAAGCGTCACAAGTTCCGTATGCTAGCGGGTGAATGCTCGCCATTTTAAGCGGGGTCTCCGAGCCGGCCACGGGGGCCGTATCGGAAGCAACTAAGGCACGCACAGAGTCAAAGTGCACCACCGCCGCGTCGAACATTTCCTCCGTGAACATTACGCCGTTACTGGCAGCTCGACCCGCAAAGTACTTAAAGCTTACTTTTTCGGTGGGGTTCGCGGGTACGCATAGCTGGTCGGCGATCTCATGCGCCGCCGTACCTTCCGCGGCGGGGCCTATAGCCTCGTCCTCGGGGTAGCGTTGCTGCATGGACACAGAGCCCGTGCAGCCGCCCGGCTTGCCCCACACACTGGCGGAGCTTGGCGCTATTGGCGAGTGGTCCACTAGCTTATAGCCGGCTTAATCATTGAGTACGCCGCGTCGAGCAGTTCGGGGCGTTGGCATAAGACCACAATGCTATCGATTTCTAGCGTCTCGCAAACATGCGCCACGACCGCGTCGATAGCTGCTTGAGTGCAACGGCCAGACTTTACCGCGCCAGTGATGCCCGTCATAAGACCGGGGAACGTTAGCGCGCTGTCAAGTGCCGGCGACGTCGCGACCGGTGGGGCTACGGGGGTGAGTTGGGCCGCAACTTCCGGGGGCATAACGGGCGGTGGGGTGAGGGTTGAGCCCGGGGCGAAAGGAACGTCTTTAGTTTCTGCCCGTACCTGGTCGACTAGAGCCGGGTCAACGCCGCGGGCTTTTTTCCAAGTTAAGTCCTTCATTTTTGTTTTTGTTGTGGCATGGATACGCTCGTCCCACGGAAAGCCCGCGCTGTCGAGTTCCGGCACGATGGTGCCAGGGCCAACCAGTACCAGCGGGGAGGCTATCGGCGGGGCGATGGGGTTCAATACTACGGAAGGGAGTACCACTTTTTCGTCGATGGTGATATCCACATTGTGAACGACTCCCGGTAGGTTAACGACTATTGGCTCGTCGTCTAGTACTATTTGACCATGGCCGTTAATAGTCTGCTCAACGCCGCTGTTAATGTCTTCTAGGGTCATTTCTCGGACTGCAGGCTTACCGACAGAGGCGCCTTTATTTACCGTTACTTCTTCCGGGGCGTCGGTGTAAGGTACGCCCATGGGGGCATTACCGAAAATCTCCGCCTCAGTTGGTAGGTCGGCGATAGCCACTGGCTGTGGCGCAGGTGCCGGGGGCATCGCTGCGACCAGTGATTTACCGTAAGCGTCGATTGCGGCGCCGAAGATGGAGCACGCTAACGGCGTTGCGGGAATTGTGAGGGATATTGATTCTGACATATTTTTCCTTCCTTTTTCGTTGTTGTTATGGTTGACATTAGCACCGTTGACGGTACGGTCAAGGCATAACAACAGGAAATTTGATGAAACTTAGAGATTACCAAATATCAGTCAAAAACGATATACTCGCGTCTTGGGCGGCGGGTTCGCGTAACGTCTTGGCAGTTATGCCGACGGGCGCGGGTAAGACCGTGCTCTTATCCAATATAATAAAGGAGAATACCGGCTCGGCGGCGGTTATAGCCCACAGGCAAGAGCTTGTAAGTCAGATATCTTTAGCCCTAGCCGTTAACGGCGTGCGACACCGTTTAATAGCTCCAAACAATATAATAAAATTTATAGTTTCACAGCACATAGCCGAGACGGGCCGGTCATGGTATGAGCCGGCGTCTCGGGTCGCCGTGGCCGGTGTCGATACGATAGTCCGCCGCGTCGACGAGCTGGGCGACTGGCTGGCTAGTGTTTCTTTGTGGGTGATCGATGAGGCACATCATATTACGGCCCAGCCGTACCCCGGCAACAAATGGGGTAAAGCCGTGCAGTTATTCCCGAACGCTCGCGGCCTAGGCGTTACGGCCACACCGTTACGCGCAGATGGTAAAGGGCTTGGGCGACACGCGGACGGGGTATTCGACGACATGGTCGAGGGGCCGAGTATGCGCGGACTTATCGACCGGGAGTTCCTCGCGGAGTATCGAATTTTTGCGCCACCTTCCGACCTCGACCTATCCGACGTTAAAATGTCCAAGGCGACCGGGGACTATAACAAAGACGGCGTACGAAAGGCCGTGCGGTCCTCGCAGATAACCGGGGACGTAGTTAAACACTATCAGAAAATAGCACCCGGCAAACTGGGCGTAACGTTCGCCACGGACGTGGAGACAGCCACGGATATAAGTGCGCAGTTCAACGCGGCGGGCATTCGTTCCGAAGTTGTGAGCGCCAAGACCAAGCCGGCTATCCGCGCCGAAGTGCTACGCCGCTTTAAGGCACGACAAGTTATGATGCTTGTGAATGTGGACCTATTCGGCGAAGGCTTCGACCTTCCAGCTATTGAGGTTGTTATCATGGCAAGACCGACGGCCAGCTATGGGCTTTACGTCCAGCAGTTTGGTCGTGCGCTACGCATCATGAAAGGAAAAATACACGCTTTAATTATCGATCATGTTAATAACGTGATACGCCACGGATTACCAGACGCGCCCCGCGAGTGGTCCCTCGACCGCAGGGAAAAGCGCAGCAGCGGAACGCCCGACGATGTAATCCCGGTGCGATCATGCCCGAGCTGTACCGGGGTTTATGAGAAAGTCCACAAAGCATGTCCATACTGCGGCTTCGTTATGGTCCCCGTGGCGCGTAGCTCGGCGGAATTTGTCGACGGCGATCTCCACGAACTGGACGCCGAGACCCTCGCCGCCATGCGCGCCGCTGTTGAATCTGTGGACATGGACAACGAAGACTACCGCGCGCGGCTCGTAGCGCGCCGGGTGCCACTTGTGGGGCAACTGGCCGGAGTCAAACGCCACGCCGCGCATAAGGGAGCTCAAGCGGCGTTACGGCACGTTATATCGTTATGGGGCGGCTTCCAGCGCGAGCAGGGGCGGACCGACTCGGAAAGCTACAGGAGATTTTATTTCAATTACGGTGTAGACGTAATGAGCGCCCAGGCGCTCGGAACGAAAGACGCCGAAACACTACAGCAAAAAATGGAGAGTCACACATGGAAATAAATTTAAAAAGGACTTGACGGTACGGCCTAGCCGTAGTATTATACATAATCACCGCCCACAATGGGCACAACAAAAACGGGGTTGAAAATTCGTAATTCCTCATTAGTTAATTTTGGCGGGAAACTTATAAGTTACGTAGCGAATTAAAAAACAATAAGGACTGATGATTCACTCAGCCGTTGAACGGTCGAAATTGTATCGCCCCCCTAGGATTAATTATCCTATCGGGGCTTTTTTGGTGTAACCCTCGGTCATTGGATGTATAAGGCGGTAGAGATCCTTTCCGGTGGCTGAGTGGTTTTAACTTTAAATAAATGGGGACGGAATGAATTTACACGACTGGGCGATACGCCACAACATACCAAACGCCGCGATACAAGACCTGGCGCAGCAGATAGGAATGGCACACCCGGAAGCGGCAGCGATGCCCGGCGCGAGCGAGGCCGCGGTCCAAACACAAGTGCGACTGCAAGCCAGCCAAGCCGGCTCGAGGCTGTGGCGTAATAACGTGGGCGCGACATACACCAAGGACGGCGCGTTCCTGCGCTATGGGCTCGCTAACGACTCGTCGCAGATGAATAGCCGGCTTAAGTCCTCGGACCTCATAGGCATTAAACCTGTGCTCATAGGTCCGGAGCATACGGGACGGACGATTGGCCAATTTGTCGCGCGGGAAGTAAAGCGCGGCGACTGGAAATATGCTGGGACGAAGCGGGAAGTCGCGCAACTGGCTTTTCTCACAATGGTGTCCAGTTTGGGCGGGGACGCAAATTTTACGACCGGCGGGGCTTGACGCTACCGTCAACGGTGCTAGTATAGACCACAACAAAAGGAGATTTAATTATGTCAGAGACAGTAAAAGTGGGCGACGTTTGGGCGATTATCCCCGAAGAGCCGAGAAAAAACGTTGTTAAGGTTAGCGGCGGCCTCGTCGGATATTGGGGGTTGACTGACACGGGCCTTATGCTCTGTGGGGACATGGCCCCCGAGGCCTTCGCACATAGGTACACGCTCATAGAACGCGACGGCCAGCCCGTCCGCGAATTTGAGGACGGGGTTTACTACGCCGTCCGCGTTAAGCTAAACACCGGCCAACGACCTAAAGACGTGGGTATGTATAAAAAATGCCTTAAGAGATTTATGCTGTTACAATATAAAAGCTCTGAGTGCGAGCTAGGAACATACGCGCTGGAGAGCCTAGTCGTCGGCGAGCCGCTACGCGTACAGTGGCCGGCATGCACCGTAACAAAAAAGGAGATTTAATTATGTCAGAGACAGTAAAAGCGGGTGATGTTTGGTCGCATAAGGGAGTGGATTTAAACGTTGCTAGGGTCCATGGCGGCCGCGTCGCGTACTGGTTTCTCGACGACGGAGAGTTAGCCGTTGAGACCTCGAGTATCGAGGACCTCATAAGGGCGTTTACTCTAATAGAACGTGACGGAAAGCCCGTCCGGCACTTTGTACAGAATGTGTGGTATCCGTGCCGCATCGGCCAGACCCGGTATGTGTTAGAGTATTTAGACGATGACCTTTTTAGAAAGTACACGAACGGGAGCCCAGAGCATATGCATGTAAACCAATTCGACGCGATCGGCGAGGCCATAGCTATTGTGTGGCCGGCATGAAAATTAAAATGGATATGCCAATAGTCCCAGGCTTTAAATATACTGGAGAGTTCCGCGAGCCGCTAGAGGGTGAGTTTTACTACTGCGCCCGTGCGAAGGACGCAGTAGTGGCCGACGCGGTCCCGTTCGACCATGACCCCGCGCCAATAATGAAAATATATAATATCGAACCAGTTTTCAGGGCGTGCGCGGAAGCGGTAGCCAAGGCCGTGGAGTACTTGGAAAGCAACGAACACAATTCAATCCACGCGGGCAGTAACCTGCACGACACCTTACGGGCGGCCCTGGATGAATAGGAACACGCGGTCGGGGAAATTTGAGCACGCCACGGTCGGCCGCGTGGAGTTACTCGACGCGGCGATCCACCTAGCCCAGGATATAAATTATTGTGAAATTACACGCGAGCAACTCGCCACCGCTGCCGGCTGTGCTACTGGTACCGTGTCGAATACCTTCGGGTCTATGTCTGATTTCAAGGCCGCGCTAATGCGGGAGGCTATAGCCAGACAGTCGCCGGGCATCATAGCGCAAGGGCTTTGCCATAAGTGCCCAATCGCACGGAGCGCGCCGGCCGCGCTCAAGTCATACGCCGCCACTTTAATAGCTAGTATGTAGGGACACAAAAATGTTAAAAACCGCACTACAGCCTGGCGGACCACTCGCCGCGCTCACCGAATATAAACAGTTTATAACCTGGCGCCGCACGGATAAAATGCCCGTCGACCCCGCCACGGGCCGCAACTCAGACGGCCAGAACCCCTCGACATGGATGCCAGCAGCCGAAGCGCTGCAAGCGTCCGAAGCTACTGGCCATGGTGTCGGCTTCGTATTCACCCCGCACGACCCCTTTTATTTTGTGGACATAGACAAAGCACTTAACGCCGGCCAATGGTCTCCAGTAGCTAACGAGCTATGCCAGACACTAACCGGCGCGGCCGTTGAAGTATCGCAAAGCGGTACGGGGCTACACATAATCGGAAAAGCCGCTCACGTTCCGCACAGTTGCAAAAATATACCCCTTGGCATTGAGTACTACACCGAGGGCCGTTACTGCGCTTTGACGGGCAGCTCGGCAGTCGGTGACGCCAGTATCGAAAACTCCGCCGCTATGGCCTCAGTGGCCACAAAATACTTTCCTCCTGCAGAGTACGCAGAAGCCGAGGAATGGCGCGACGAGCCGGTCGAGGATTGGAGCGGCCCGGAAGATGACGACGATTTAATAGCCCGCGCTTGCCGTGCTACGTCGTCCGCGGCGTCCATATTCGGAACGGGCGTGACGTTCAAAGATTTATTCGAATGTGACGAGGACGCACTATCCAAGGCCTGGCCGGACGTTTACGGGTCGAGAGCCTACGACGCATCGAGCGCCGACGCTTCACTCGCGCAGCGCCTCGCTTTCTGGACTGGTAAAAACCACGAAAGAATGCGCGAAATAATGCTTAAGAGTGCGCTAAACCGGGATAAGTGGGAAAGCCACGGGAGCTACTTAACAAGGACGATAACGCAGGCCGTAAACAAGCAGGATAACGTCTACAGCCAGACGCACCGAGCCAAGCCAGCCCAGCCGGCAGCCAGTGACGAGCCAAAGACGGATATGTATTGTCTAGCGCCTGAGCAGGTGGGACTTTTCAAAGGATACCATTACGTCCAAGATGATAACGTCATCCTCACGCCGTACGGGTCGAAGCTGGACAGCGCGAGATTTAACGCGACGTATGGGGGCCGAATTTATAGCATGGACGCGCAGAGCGAGAAGACCACAACAAAAGCTTTTGAGGTGTTCACCGAGTCACGGGCCGTTAAGTTTTCGAAAGTGGCGTCAACATGCTTCCGACCCGATACGGAACCCGGCGAGGTTATCACCCTTCTAGGGTCTAAACTGGTAAACACTTACCGCGAGTTACCCGTGGACCGCAGGGTCGGGGACGTTACGCCGTTTACTAATCACCTTAAGAAGCTTTTACCGAACACCCGCGACCGCCAACAGCTTACCGCGTACATGGCGGCAATTGTCCAGCACAAAGGTTATAAATTTAAATGGGCGCCACTCGTCCAAGGGGTAGAGGGTAACGGGAAGTCGATTCTATCCACTTGTGTGGCTCAAGCCGTCGGTATGCCGTACGTCCATTTTGTGGACCCGGGTGACATGGATAATAAATTTAACTCATGGCTTGCGGGGAATATTTTTATTCCTGTGGAGGACATAAACGCCGCGGGTAAGGTGGATTTAATAGAATCCTTAAAACCTAAGATAACCGAGGCCTACGCCGCGATCCAACCGAAGGGCAAAGACCCGCGGACCGTTCAGATATGCTGTAACTTCATTTTCAACAGTAACCACAAAGACGCGATAAGAAAAAATAAGAATGACCGCCGGTTTGCTATGTTCTACACAGCGCAGCAGGAATTCGAAGACCTGGCCCGCGATGGTATGACGGCGGAGTACTTCGACGAGCTACATAACTGGCTTAACATTGACGGCGGCCACGCATTCGTCGCGGAGTATTTGTATACTCTACCGATACCGCCGGAAATGAACCCCGCCAGGTTATGCCAGCGCGCGCCGATGACGTCCAGTACGACCGAGGCGATACGCTCAAGCGCGGGAATGGTCGAGCATGAGATAGGCGAGGCCATAGCGGAAGGCCGCCCTGGCTTCCGTAACGGGTGGATATCAAGTATCCAGTTGGGCAATTTTCTCAAAGAAATACGCGCCGAGCGGAAGGTACCACTAAACAAAAGAGGCGACATGTTGAAATTAATGGGGTACGTGCCTCACCCGTCGTTACGCGCCGGCCGGTCTACGCGGGTTGTCCCGATGGACGGCGGCAAGTCCCGGCTATTCATTAAGAGTAACCACAAAGACGCCCGCGAAGGGCTGGACGGTGGCGAGGTGGTGGAAATATACGAGACGGCGCAAGGGCTGCCGGCCCCGGTTAAATAATGGCCGATGATGACGACCCGGTGGCAAGCTGGCGCGCGGGCGTCCGGGCCGATCTCAGCCTTATAAGCTTATGGTTATTTTTAATATTTTTACAAGGCTGTGAAGGCTGTATCAACAGATAAATAAAACAGGGAAAATACAATGAACCAAACCAACCCACATTTTACACAATGGAAGAACTTACCGGACGAGCAGAAAGCCGAGCACGATTTTGATAATTATAAGTATGAATTTCAGCATAGCTCTGGTTATTGGCTAAATATACACGTGCCGCCCTTAGACCATAATCTCGTTATTCGCCTAGTGATCGAGCCGGGTAAGTGGTACTTCCTCGAAGAGTCCGATGGTTTCACTAGCTATGTGATAAAAGGCTCTGAAATAAGCCCTATTAATACCTGGCCTATCCTTCGCCCCGCCCGCCCCGATGAGATACCGGAGCGAAAATTCAACAAAGGCGAGTTTTACCCGTTTATTCTTAACGGCACGCCGTGTATCGGTGAGTACTGCCCCGATATGCACAGGCTCGGGGGGCTACGAGTCACCGACCCGGCCGTCTCTTGGATCGGCGAAGAGTTAAAAGTCAACTGGGGCTGCGAGTAATGCCGGCACTGGACGACATGCGGATTTGTGATATTGTGGCGCTCGACGCGTGTAAGGTGAACTGCGAGACGTACCGGTCGCGACTGGCCGCAGGGGATAGCCGACGGCACGCGCTACGGCCGCCACGGGTCGCACGCCGTGAGCCTGCGATCAGTAAGGAGCGGGCGCGGGCGATAATGGCCGTCCCGGTTAACCCAAATAAATGCCGGTATTACGGAGCGGGCGAGGCGTTCGCAAATAAAATATTGAAAGAGAATAATTTAGGGCTTGACGGTACGGCTCGGCCGTAGTACTATAGAGCATAACTAAACGGAGACAACGACATGACACAGCAAGAACTTAACGAACTAAAAGCCGACATAGCCGCCAGCGACAAAGCTACAGCAAAGCGCAAGGCAAGCCGCGCCGCAATCTCTGCCACATGGCCAACACTCGACCGGGGCTACACTTACAGAAAATCGCCGATCATTAGAGCGAAGGACCTCGCAACATGTTAGACCCGAACGAGGCGCCGGAGGGCTTCACGGCCGCCGAGGTCCGCGAGGGCTGCAACGGCTGCCATTTCCTCAGAGCCGGCCGGAAGTGCCCGGCGGAGGTCTCAGTAAATGATTGTTTCTCACAGCACCGAACGGACCGGACGAGCGTAATTTTTGTTAAGAGCGCCCAATGCTAAGAGACACGCCGGACCACTTGCGGAAGCACTACGAACTGGTGGCGCTTGACCTTTTAATGGACCTTGCGAGCGAACGCCTGGAGGTCGGATTAATGCCGGCACCCGAGCCGAGACACGAAGGCCACAACGTACGCGTCGCCGTGTCGGTTAATCCGATGTGGTGGTCCGCGCTCTACGCGATGCACCCACGCAAGTTAGACCGGGCGATGTTCACAAACGCGCTTGAACGGCTCGCCGGGGTGCGCGAGGCGGGTCGGCCATGCGTCGGCGCGTACGACCGGCTCGCGCATAATTTCGTAGAGAATCTATTAACGGATGTACACTTTAACGAGGACGTTATAAGATACATCGAAACAGGAGTACCGTTTTAATGAGTTTAATAAAAGGTAAAAAAAAAACTACCTGCAAAAGACGAGGTGACAAATAATGCACAAAAACTTAGATAAAGTACCGATAATAACCATTGGCGAGGGTGTTATTGGTTTTGGGGTAGGAACTACATGTGCTGGCGTTGAATCAATCGGTATATTTCGCCTTGACGAGGGGTTGAAAGCTGGTGATGAAATTCCTAAAGATCATGGCAAGGAATTAATCCTTGTGTTTGAGTTCCTGAACTTAGAGGGCCTTAAACAATTGGAAATCTCGATGGCTAAAGTCCGGGCAAATTTAATATCAAAAGTCGGTGTAGAGAATGAGTGATTGTGACCTAACAGTTATAGGTCAGGAGAACGTTTGCCGCACGTGCGGCGTACGCTGGGATCTATCAGACAAAGAGCCGCCACAGTGCGCAAACGAGCCGATGACAAAGTCCGAGATTTCCGAGGCGTTAAAGAAATATAAAGAAACTTTGCCGTAGGGCTTGACGGTACGGCTCGGCCGTAGTATCATAGGGCATAACTAAACGGAGCTTTACCCAATGAAAAACGAAATTGAAACGAAGAAAGTCGGCACCGGCTGGTACAAGCTAACTTTAAACGGCGTGACGGCCGACTGTCAGGACCTTTCCCAGTTCAGCGGCACCGAGTACACAAAAAATTTAAAGTGGCGCGTAGAGATGCCCCACGGCAACGAGACCTGCACAACACTAGCCGACTGTAAGTTAGTTTTTAAACAAAACTGGGGCGTATAATGGAATTATCAAAAACTAAGCAGGAAGTAATACAGCACTACAACCTGAAAATCTCAATGGACGAAATGCAGGAAATACTCGACGTGGCTAGAGTCCGCATAAATGTACGCTATCCATTCGACGTAAATAGACGACCAGAGGTGTTGCGCACCATTGTGTCTTACTTTGACATATCCAAGTCTGAAATTATACACGACATGGGTTTTTGTTCAACAGGAATAAAATTCAGCACTAAGAGAACTTTTTAAAAAACTTTGCCATAGGGCTTGACGGTACGGCCGGGCCGTAGTATTATACCTACATAAGCAACCGGCAATTAAGCCACAAGGAAAACTTATTATGAACGAACTAATCGCAAATATCGGAATCCATACTAACAGCCTGTGCGCCGAGTGGATCAAGTCCGAGTATAACGAGCTCGCTTTTGAAAATCTAAGTTACGAAATGACACCGGAAGAAATGAAAGAATTTTTTACCGGACATTACAACGCCGAAGAGTCTCGCAGAATTAAAAAATCACTGGCTAATTTTTACCCCAGCCTTAAAAATGTAGAGCGCTTCTAACATGCGCAATTTTAACTATCAACCAACCATAACGCAAGGAGCCGCGGCCCTAATCGGCGGCGCCGTCCTTTTAACTTTACTAATAATAATATTTACAACTGGAGTACTAAATGGGCTGTGACATACACATGTTTAAAGAGAAGAAAATCGACGGGAAATGGCTATCGGTCGACACGTGGGTTCAAGACCCGGACGAGTACCACCCACACGTCGAGGTGTGCCAGTTTGATAGTGAACGTGGGTATGCGTTTTTTACCGCTTTGGCCGGTGTTCGGGGTCGTGGAGTGCAACTCCACTTTAGTGATATGCCCCCGGACGTCTCGCCGGAAGTCAAGGCACACTACGAACTTTACTGGGGTTATGATGGACACACGCCGGGGCACATAACGAAAGCCGAAGCGGTCGCTCATGGCGGGCCGTATTTCCAAGACCTTATAAAAAACCTAGAAGACGACGAGCGATGTGTCTTCTGGTTCGATAATTAAATCACCTAACTAGGAGCAAACGCAATGAAAAAACAACCGCTAAATGTGGGCACGGTTCGCCGCGCCCTTGGATTAACACAAACAGAATTTGCAGATAAGCTGGCCGTCTCGGTCCGTACTCTGCAGGACTACGAGCAGGGGCGCCGCGACATTGACCGCGCGGGGCTGGCCGTGCAGCGTAACTGGCGGGCCGTATCCGCCCACGCTGGGGGTAAATAGTGGACCCCGTAGAGATGGCGTGCGTGTCACTACTTTGTTTCCTTGTGGCGGCCATTAACTCCCGCTCCGGGTACAAGAACACGGCGGAGGTTAAGACCTTCCAGGTTGACGACCTAGTACGGGAGGCCAAGATGGTGGCGCAGACGCAACGGAATAACAACGTTAAAGTCCTTAATCTATTCCAGACGGACCCGGCGGTCTTTTACGTTATAAACGGGGGTAACATAGTTAAGTTTAAAAACGGCGCTTTGTCCCGGGGCACGGTCTACTTCGACACCGAACTAGAACGGATAACCACGGCAGGCAAACGTGACGTATAAAGGCCACGCCATACACCCGGGCCCGACGTTCTACACCGCTACGGTCCGGGGCGTAACGTTGCGCAGTACCGAGAGGCAGGGTTTAATCGACATGATAACGGAGCGTTTACGATGAAAAATGGGAAGGAAACCCGGCCTAACGGGGTGGTGATTACAAAAAAGTTTTTTGAGGATGGATTTTACATGTATTACGTAGCGGGGAGCCGTAGCGGTCCGTGGGATTATTTACGTAACGCCCGCAGAGACGCGGACGGGGAATTCACGGAGGAAATAGTTTTCGAGGATGAGGTCGACCCGTGACCGAGCGGAGCCTAACGCCCGACGCTTTGCCTTGGTCCGTGGGTGAGACACAATACAACGCTTTCACATGGTCTAAACATTGGGAGTGTGACGTCACTATGTGGCTTACCGACGGGCGTATGATTGAAATCGAGTGGAAAAATAATTACGAAGATTTCACGATAGGTTTTTTCAAAAATGCGGGAGGCTACAGCCGTAAGCTCGCCAAGAGACGCCCGAGGCGTACGCGGGTCGATGACGACACGGTGATTTATAAACACGACCTTCTGGCGTCCCATGACGTTCCAATCCACGGGTATTATTTCGCGTGCCCGGTGGGGGTCATACCGTTGGGGCGCGTCCCGGAGTACGCGGGACTGATTTATGTGTATGGGGATCTATTCGGGCCACCCTTTGTCGAGGTGGTACGCACCGCGCCGACGCTGGGCGTGGCGCCACTACAAGAATTTCTATTTTAAACTTTCTTTGTTGCGGGGCTTGACGGTACGGCCCGGCCGTAGTATCATAGGGCATAACTAAACGGAGCTTTACACATGACATTCAACGCAACGAAAGAAACTTTAAGAGTTTGGACCAACGAAAACCACGCCGATATGCTCGAGATACTCGCCGCCGAGTTAATCCACAAAACAGTAAAGGACGACGTCGACGAGTACACCGCGGAATATTTCGCAGCCTTGGCTGGTACGTTCAAAGGCGAGTCACTCGAAGACATAGACGACGCGTATTTCGCCGGACAGGACGCACTACACGCCGCGAACGGTTACGACATACCGGCGGGACATTGTCCCCAGTTACGGGCCGCTTCCGACTTAATGGACGCTCGCAAGAAAGTAGTTCGTAGCCTTTGTAAGGCTTTAGACATTCGTTTCGATCTTATCACAATGTCTAACTTTGACCGCATGCTTGAAATTTTAATGAAAGCCATAAATAAATAGGAGTAAGAGCCGTGAATAACCCATTAGTAAAACTCTACCTAGCGAGCCATTTCGACGGGGGCAACTCGGAGCGCCTCAAAAAATGGGGACTTATGCTTGGTATTTGCAGGAGACGAGACGAGACGCTCGAGGACTTCCGGAAGCGGGTCTTAGCAAAACGTCGGGGCGTGTCGTGACATACACAGAATTTCAAACAGAACTACGCATGCTATCCGCTGTGGTGGACACGGCCGGACCCGAGACTTACCTGGCCGCTGCGCGTGCCCTTCGTGAGTTCCGGGCCGCCGCGCCTAGTGACTACCGGCGACGGGCGGGTGGTGCTAAATATAATCGATACGTAAGGGGTAGGTGATGACTGAGGAACAATTCAACGCGCTAATGAGATTAACGGGCAGTATGATACTAGACGCTATAACCATATCTCTAGGCCTGCCAGTGACACCGGAAATGGAGGGTCATTTCCGCGAGGTATTCGAGGAGTGTAAAAGCGTCTTGGTTCCCGACGAGGTGCAGAATTTCTGCCGACATTGTGAGCACGGCGACTGTAACTGTGCGGGGGGTAAGTGATGAAATACCGCCAGGCTAAAAAGATGTTAAAAAACTGTAAGCGCGTGCCATACGATATTAAAGCATGGTTCGAGGGGAAACGGGTGTCTATCTCCGTGGACTTATCGGTCCGGATAGAATACCCTCGCAAGTACCGACACGGGGCGGTCGAAAGCGCCTTGGTCCGCAAGGTGCGTTTAAATCTCCCTCGGCTCATAATGCGGGGGCGGACCGTTACGGATACGTGCCGCCAGATAGTCAATAAATACCCTGGGAGCGTTATAGGATGCTAAAAACACTAAAACACGAAATGGACAAGGTCCAAGAGGCAAGACGAGCCGAAGGCCGTAACTGGTTTACTATGGGCGAATACGGCCACGTGGCCGACGCGCTGCTCGGCAATACTTACTACCTGCGCGGCCGGCCCGTAAAGGTGCGTAAATTCTCCCGAGCCAATAACGTCTTATATACCTATTTAGATGATAAGTCACATGACCACTGCAGTCTGTGGCCCTTCGTTGGCTCCGCGTTCCTTACCCTTAAAGATTACGAACGTTACGCCCTAGAATGTAAAAAAGAAAACCTGGTCTACTTAAAGGAGGAAGTAAAACGGACGAAACGGAAAATACGTGCACTAGAGAAGGAGTTGCGGCTAGGCTAATAACGTGCTATAATAAAGTCACTAATGCCGATAGAGACGCAAGAGAATACAGCCCCATAGGTGATAACGTGCTCTAACCCACCGCACGACCCGACCAATAAACGCCGCCCTTTACGGGGTGGCTTTTTTATTTGTGATATTTCTTTGCGGGGGCGCTTGCTATACGGCCCAGCCGTAGTATTGTCTCTACATAAGCAACCGGCAATTAAGCCACAACGGAGAACTTATTATGAGAAATACTGAAGCCGCACTAGAAACTTACCTCGGACTAGATGAAGCCGCACATAAGGAATATTGCGCTTTCGTAGGGATCGACAAAAAAGGTCAAAAGGTCTTTTCCTTCGCTTGTGGTAGTCAAACTTTCATCGTTCGTACAGACAATTTTTTCTCTGTCACCTCTTTTAAATAACAGCCAACAACGGCCCGAGAGGGCCAAGGACCATACCAGATGAATATCGACTACACAAATATTGCCCGCGGTAACTACAAGCCAACTAAGCGCGCCGACATGCTCGCGGCGATCGAGAAACTCGCGCAGCACGTACCAGCCGAGGACGTCGAAGCGTGCAACGCGTTAAACAGTATCGCCGCGGCATTCGCGAAGCATACAAAGCGCGACTTTGTGGCCTCGGCAGTATCCAAGGACGACGCCCGGCTAGTACTCAACTATATTTTCAACGATGCCGAGGCACAGCAGACAGTCGCGACCGACGGGCGCCGCGTACATATCGAGACGGGCGCCGCGTATATTGAGGACTGCTTTATCTGCCCTAAGACAGGCAAGCGCGTAGAAACTGAAATGTACTACCCGAACTATAAAACGGTAATCCCTAACACAGCCAGCTTCGACAAGTTCCGAGTGTCGGACGTTCCGGTCGAGTTCGACCAGTTCCACGCGTGCTTTAAATTCGACACCGGGGACATACATTTCGACAAGCGCTTTATACTAGACCTGGGGCCGCTCGAGGACTGGGACGTCAAGGTCGCGCCGGTGGATGGGTACAAAACGCCGGTAGTGTTTGAGGGGCCAAATAAAAAGGCATGTATAATGCCGGTGCGGAAATAGTCAGAACGGCCGCCCTTTACGGGGCGGCTTTTTTATTTGTGAGAAATGTTTAAAAGTCGCTTGCTATACGGCTGGGCCGTAGTATTGTCTCTACATAAGCAACACGGCAATTAAGCCACAAGGAGCCCGACAATGACTACTCGCCAAGCAACAAACAAGAATATCCGCCTTGCAAAAATCAAAGACTACTTAGAAGCTAATAGAAACTATTTCGACGTCCTTGATTTTTTCTCTATGAGCCAGGAGCTTAAAAAGTTCCACGCCGTTATTACTGATACTAAAGAGATCGGCGAAGTATTCGACGCACACTTTGCCTAGTAGTAACGGACCTCAACGGCCGCCCTTTACGGGGTGGCTTTTTTATTTGTGGGGAAATGTTTAAAAGTCGCTTGCTATACGGCTGGGCCGTAGTATTGTCTCTACATAAGCAACACGGCAATTAAGCCACAAGGAGCCCGACAATGAATATCTACGAGCTAAACAAACTAATCACCACGATCGAAGACCCAAGCCACTTCGGCCACGACATGCTCGACTTTTACCTCAACATGCGCCGCGAGCTTATGGCGAAGCTAAGTAAAGACATAAACGAGATTATCCAAGCGCACCAGTAACCAACCGAACGGGCCGACCCGCGAGGGACGGCCGGGTGTCAGGCTCGGGAACACTCTTCGCATTGATCGTTTTCAACGTAGCGCCAGCCGGTGTGCCCCTTCTCGCATGGCTCGCCCGTCCGATACATAGGGAACTGGCGGTCTAATGCTACCGACTTGCTTATTACCCGTTCGTCGGGCCCCGGCGGATCCAAACGGAGGCAGCTAACACATTCGTTATTATGTACGTTTCGCCATGCTCGGTGATTCTGCCCGCATGGCTCACCCGTCCGGTACACAATAAAACCCACAACGGTGGCGTCGTCCCGACTGATGACCATGTCGGGGTACTTTTCCATCATGGCTGTCGTGGGCTTCTCGGTGCGGTCCTGCATTAGTTGGAACTCGTGCTCACTGCGCGGCAGTGGAGGCGAGCCGGCCAGGCATTCAAGACACTTGCCGTCTCTAACGCGGCGCCAGCCTAAATGCCCCCTCTCTAAACACGCGGCGCCCGTCCGGTACCGCGTCTCGCCTAAATCCCGTGCCAACTTCAGACTTATCTTAGGGCCTTCTTTTAAAGCTAAGTATTCGGCGTATTTCATCGTCTACTATCCTTTGCGCATTGGATACAGGAGGACCCAGCGACCCGTCGCCAGCCGTAATGCCCTTTCGAGCAGGGTCGGCCCGTTCGATACACTTTAACACCCAACGACTGGGCTGCTATTCGTTCAAGAACTAAGTCCGGGTTATCTAGCATTAAGGTTGTTGTGGCTGACACCCTTTCGTCCGGTGCGGTGTCCCCTGTCCATGGTTCAGCGTCGGCAGGTTTCCCCGCGGTGCAGCTGATGCAGTTTCCACCCGCGACCCGTCGCCAGCCGTAATGCCCTTTCGAACATGGGCGGCCAGTACGGTAGACGCTGTGGCCTTCTGACACGGCAGACTTAAGACTAATAACCGCGTGGGGGTGCTGGTGCATTATAGTATTCTTAGCGTCTGATAATCTACCGTCAGGTAATGTTTTCCCCGTCCATGGTTCCGCGTCGGCAGGTCGTCCGGCCGTGCAATCGATACACGCCCCCGTCACGTTACGCCAGCCGTAATGCCCTTTCGAACATGGGCGGCCAGTACGGTAGACGCTGTGGCCTTCGGATATAGCTTCATTCCTAGCTATTAACATGCTGGGATTTGTTTTCATTATATTATTTTTAGGCACTTTTAAGCCATGGCATTCGATGCACTTATTCGAATTAACCGCGCGTGAATGTGTACCGCAATCACCACAAGGGAAATGGGGGCTATATACGAGTTTGTTGTCGCTGCCCGCCGCTGCCCGTGCCGGGTCGTTCGGGTCACCTTCACAATAGACACATTTTGACGTCTTGTAGGACTTCACAAATAAGTGTGGACCACGGAAACAAATTATCGGCTGTGACGACTGAAACCATGTTAAACCCTGCTTTTCCGCGGATCTCCTAGAGCGTGGGGTATCTCTAGACACTGTAGGAGCTAGGCGCTGTAGCGTACAGGAAGGGCAAGCACCGCCTAGCGTGTAGCGTAGCGTTCCGCCGCAAGCGCTACACGGCTCCGATTGGTGCATGTCTTTGTATAGGTTTTTTTCATTCATAGAGCGTTTTTCCTCAATTATTGCGGCCCGCGCTTTGATGTGGGCCGAGTGTTAGATTTATGTAAAGCCTTAAAGGTTAGCAATATATGGATATAAATCCACATAGCCCTAACTTGGGCCTGCATCGATAATCTATACCATTAAAATTATATATCAATAATATAATGTATGTAATGATACTGTTTATAACAATACCTATTAATGTAATATCATATATTATGTATATATATATCTACTGACAACTATACTGTATCTAAGGGCCTAAGGGCCTAGATATATATAAGTAGTTAATAATAAAGGCCTTAAGTTACGGCCCGATGGTTCGGCCCGTTACGGCCCGTTGAAATCGTTAGGGCTCCTGGACATTTCTAGCTTACGGCGTTATATTGTGGGCATGATTAAAATCGACTTTGGTAACCTTGAACGTTTTCAGCGAGACATGGGCAAATTTGCGACCCGTGCGCTACCCCACGCCGCCAAGGCTGGGCTAAACTCTGTGGCCTTCGATGCCCGCAAAGTGGCCTTAAAGCGAATTAATCGCACCTTCACGACCCGTAACCGGTTTACGGAGCGCAGCGTCCGTGTTGATAAGGCAAAAGGCCTCAGAATGGATTCTATGCAATCCGTTATGGGGTCAACCGCCGACTACATGGCGACGCAAGAGACGGGGGGCACGAAGCGCAAGCGGGGCAAACAAGGCCTAGCTATACCGACTTCGTTTTCCTCGAATGAGGGTAACACCGCAACGCCAAGACGTAAGACGCCTACGGCCTCGAATAAGTTAGCCCGAATACAGGTGCGTAACCGCTTCGACAGGTTCGGCAAACGCACCAAGAACAGGGGGCAGCGGAACGTTATGGCCGTCAAGCAAGCGGTACGCCATAAACGCGCATTTTTCATGAAGACGCGCCGCGGCGCCGGTCTATTCCGTGTCAAGGGTGGCAAGAGTAACCCCCGTGTCAAGATGGTATACGACCTGAGTAAGCAAAGTGTAAGGCTTAAGTCTAAGCCCTGGATGAGGCCAACAGTAGCGAAGATGTCGAAGCGTGCGCCCAAGATCATGCAGCGCGCCCTAGCCGAGCAGGTACGACGCCAGCGTGTATTCGATCAGAAGCGATACAACAAGAGATAGACCACCTATCAGCGCCCCAGCTGTACAGGAATAAAAATCTAAGAGCTAAGAAAAAAGGCAAGGCTATGCCCATGCGTACAACAGAGCGCACCACCAGCACAACAGAGCGCAGCACTAGCACAACGCAGAGCGCAGCACGGCGCCACAGCTGCAGCACCAGATAGTTGTAAGTCGTTGCTACTCAATCACTTACGACTATCGACTAGTGGGACAACTACGTCCCAGTCGTACCATAGTGGGACATATATGTACCAAAAGGGTCCTGTAGATAACCCCCTACCCCCCAACGGTTTAGATTGGCCTCG